TTATGCTTTGGCGGCCCACATGCTTGAGGTGGATTCCCTGGCGCGGCCGCGTGCTAGGAAGCGCCCATGACCGAGCAAGACCTCATCGAGCAGCTCGCCGCCGCCCTGTTCGCGGAGATGCGTAAGGCTCCGCCCGTGCGCGATGCGCTGGTCGAGCCGCTGACCCAGGTCGCCGCCTGCGCGTTCGCCTGGGCGGCGACCGACGCGGCGCAGTTCGCCGGCCTAGCCGAGATGAACGGCCAGCATGCGGTGCTGAAGCACGGCAACCGCGCCGACCAGCGGGGCGAATGCCTCCGCGCCTGACGAGCCCGTCACGGTCGCGAACTCCGGGCTGACGCCAGCGATCGCGATCGCGATGATCTCGCCGCGCCGGGCCTGCTCCAGGTAGCTCTCGAGGAGCGCAACGACCGCCGCGTCGACCTTGGCCTGACGGGTCTTCAGGGTCACGATCTCGGCCATGGGCGCCTCGCAGAAATTGGCCTCTGGCGGCCGTTTGCGTCTGACCTATGTCGGTATCGGGTTTTGTGCCCGTTGCCGTTCTTGGCCGGTTTCTGGCGATTCTAGGGGCTATCGAGCCAGGTCAGTGGATCTCAGGATCCTTGCGCTCGTGCGCCACGCAGCCGAAGTCGTCGAACGTCGTCAGGGCGCCGTGTCCCGGGCCCACCGGCACGCGCTCGTCCAGGCTGCCGCACCGCCCGCGGGGATGCTTCGGGGCCTTCTCGCCCTCGACCGCACGGTCTTCCGGGCGCCAGCAGCGACAGGTCGAGCAGGTCTTCATGGGTGCCACTCGTTGTACTTCGAGTTGAAGAACGTCAGATCCGGCGGCGACTTCGGCGCCTCGACCTTCCTGATGCTCTTGCGGATGAACCCGAGGCACTCGTCCAGGCTGCCGGCGAAGAGGAGGCTGTACCGCTCGATGACGCCGCCGCTGTGCTTCACCACATAGCCGCCATGGTCCGCGCCCTCGATCACGAGGGTCGTATGCTCTGCGTCAGCCATCGGGCCTCCGTCACACGCGTAGGGGTATTTTTCTGGGGCGCAGACGGATCTCGGGCCTCGTCACGCGCGATGGATTGGTTTTTCTGATGATCGCTCGAACGACCAGACGATCGTGACAGTGCAGAGATCCGCAAGGCCATCGGCCGCCAGCGCCCCGAGGCGGAAGCCCATGCCGACCGTGAGCGCGGCCACGAACAGGTACCACAGGTCCATCGAAGCCTCCGTCACGCGCGATAGGTGTATTTTTTCCTAGCCGTCACACACGAGGTGTGCTGTGCGGGGTGGGGTGCCCGCCCCCAGGCGCTCGACATAGTGGGTGGGGGGGGTCTCTCCGCCCCCATGTCCCGCCGACGTCGAGCGGCTCGAGCCGTCCGCCCGTCCGATGTCCGTCGAGCTGTCCGGCAAGCCACTTGCCGGACGAAAGCGTCCGAAACCCCAAACCGCCCAACAACGGACACCCTGACAGCGTGCCTTGCGCCAGTGTCCGTTAGACCCTGCCGCCCGGACACTGCTATCCGAGTAACAAGACAGATGTTGCGGTGCAACTGGCCGAAGTAACGGCATGAAAATTATTGGCTTGCCACAATACTCAGTGCGGTTATCACGGGTGCATCTCGCCATTATCGAGAGGCTGATGTGTCTAGATCCCGTGACCAGTCCGTTGTCCTAGCAGCGAAGCGGCTCAAGCCTTACTGCAAACGATGCGGGGCATCGAAGCCGCTCCATGCCCACCACGTCGTGCCGGTATGCGACGGCGGTGCGGATGCCGTCGAAAACATCGACGTGCTTTGCGAGCGGTGCCACAACGAGTGGCACTTCCTTCTCGAGGGCGCCATTCCTTACGATCGCTTCTTTGAAACGATCCCGGCGCACGTCGTGGCATCCCTGATGATCACAGAGGGATGCCGCGGGCTGTCTCTCGACGCCGTCCACAACGCCTGGCTGGCATGCTGTCTCGGGCGAGAGGGAATACACGTGCATGACGCGTTGCGGCTCGTGCTTGCCGCCGATCCGGCCGAGTAGCGCCGGACACCTACAGCACGGGCTTGTCGGGGCCCGGCTCATCCGGTGCGATGACGGTCGCATCCTGCTTGATGGTGGAAGCGGCGTCAGTGTGGTCGCCCGTCAGCTTGGTGGCATCGACGCTGAACGCCTTGGGGAGGAAGCGTTCCATCAGCCACTTGCGCACCTCGACGCGAGCTTTTGAGCGTTCTACGGCTTCCCGGTTCAGACGGGTCTCGGTCGCACCGCCGAAGGTGCGCTTCTCCTCCCAGTCGTTCGAGCTGTCGTCGATGATGCCAACGATGATGTCGGCCTGGGCGACCGCCCAATCCGCCCTTGCGCGCGTCAGATCGGCGGAAAAAGCATCGTCGCGCTTCGAATAATCGATGACGGTCGAGCGCTCCGGAAGGTGCGGGCTCTCGCACACCTGCATCAGCGTTTCGCCGGCCGCGATCCGCTTCAGGATTTCCGCCTTCGTCGCCTCGGTCATCACAGACGGCCGACCCTGCAACGCCTTGCCGTTCTCATCCGCGCGCTTCACGACTTCTGCAACCGTTCCCGTCGCTTCGGCGTGACGAGCAGCCTTGCTTTTCGTGGTCCGCTTCGGGGCGCTGGCAACAGCCGGCCCCGCCGGCTTTTTCGCGCCAGCCATCGCCTGATCCCTCGTGTGTGGTTGCGCGGCTCGAGCCGCATTCCGCCGGCCGCCCTCGCGCCGGCTTGGCCGTAACAGAAAAACAGAACCGATTTTTTCTGTTACGCTTTCTGTTTTTGCTGTTACGCCTTATCCACCAAGGGGTTAGCGCCGCCAAAAAGGCCCAAAAACAGAAAAACAGAAACTTCCAGAACTTTTCATATACGGGCACATGCGTGCACCCGCACCGCCCGCCACGCCGCCTGACACGCCGCCTGTCCCTGTCTTTTCTCCCGCATACAAAAGTAGAGAGAGTTTCTGTTTTTCTGTGACGGCGGAGCTAAGCCCCTCGCGGTAAAGGCATTTTCGCGTCACAGAAACCGTAACAGAAAAAAAGCTGCTGTTTTTCTGTTACGACCGAACGCATGGCTGAGCGGGATCCGGCGGGGAAACCGCGTCTCGGCCCGCGCTGGGCGCATGCCTCAGCCCATTGCGGTATCCCGCTACCACACTTTCTTAGAAATCTCTTAGAAAGCGCTCGACGGCTCGAGGCGGGCGGATCAGCTCGAGGCGGGCGGATCAGCTCGAGCGGGCCCGAAAAAATCTCACTCGACCCGGTTGACAGCCCAAAACCATCTGCTATCTTCAGTTCATCGCAACGGGGCAACCGCCCAACGGAGACAGACCATGTCGAACTACCGCTTCATCCTTCCGCAGGGCGGCGTCATGCACCTCGAGTTTCGCGCTGCTGAGCAGGCGGCCGCGCATGCCGCTTACCTGGGCGCGCGGTTCTTCAAGCTCTGATCCCGAAAAAATATCGCTTGGCCTAGTTGACAGCCGTCAAACCACACGCTAACTTCCATTCATCGCAACGGGGCAATCGCCCAAACGAAGGAAGCCAGCCATGACCGCCACCACTGCTCACCTGGACGTCGACTATGTGCTCGGCATCCACGAGCTGCCTGTCGAGTGCATCGAAGATTGCAGCGCGCCCGGCTCGGTTGACGAGGCGGTTGCCTACTGGCGGGAAAAGCTCGGCATGACCGTCAACCCGATCCGGGCCCGCAAGTGCCTGCAGGGCTACGGCGCATGGGAAGCTGACGAGCTTGCCGCGCTCGACAACGTGGCGCTGTCTGAGAAGGTGCTGTGGCTGGCCTGCTGCGACTTCTCAGAGTTCATGACCGAATGCGAGCGCCGCGGCGTCGACCCGCTCGACCCGCCCGCCGACTTCAGCCCCAACTGCGGTTCCGACATCTTCGTTCTTGAGTAGCCCTAGGCCGCTCGCCTCGGGGCCGGGTGTGCGAACCGGCCTCGCACGAGCAGCCTAGCTCACACCGCAACCGGGCAATCGCCCAACATCAGGACAACACCAATGCGCGCCATCCTCATTGCAGCCGCGGGCGGTATCGCGACCGCCGCTCTGATCGCGCTCATCAGCCCCGCCGACGCCGCGCAACCCCGCGCGTTCTTCCTAAACCTTGATGGCGGTGTGAATAGCTGCACCCACGCCGCGACTGATACCGAAGTCGAGTGGTGCGCGGGCGAGTTGCCAAACACGTCCCCCGCCAACCCCGCGCGGTTCGATTGCCGCGAGGCAGAGGTAGACACCGAATATCGCTACTGCGGCAAGCCCTATCCGAAGCGTGGTGCGCGCTGACATGGCCGCCCATACCGTCATTGAGGTGAGCGCCTACAGCGTCGGCGTGCTCACCACCTGCGCCGTGCTGTTCCTGCTCTCGAGCGCCCTAGCGTGGCGCATGCGGATCGATCGCTGATCCGAAAAAACGACAGGCCCCGCAACTTTTTTCGTGGGGCCTAGTTGACATACCGAAAACGATACGCTAACTTCCATTCATCGCAACGGGGCAATCGCCCAAATCAAGGAACCGCCCAAATGACCGCTCCCCGCTTCTACGCCGCCTGCCTCGCCAGCTACAACAACGGCGTCCTGCATGGCGCCTGGATCGATGCCAGCACTGACACGGGTGAGATGGCGGCCGCTATCGCCGAGATGCTCCGCGCCTCGCGGTTCCCGAACGTGACGGTCGCGCATCCCGAGACCGGCGAGCAGGTGCCCAGCGCTGAAGAGTACGCGATCCACGATTACGACGGTCTGCCGTCATCGTTTGGCGAGTATGCCGGCCTGGACAAGATCGCCGAATATGTCGAGCTGCTCGAGGCGGCTGAAGAGTGTGGCTTGCCGCCCGAGGTGGTCGCGAAGGTGGCCGACAACTTCGGCGGCAACGTCAGCGAGGCGATAGACGCGATTGAGGATCACTTCCTCGGCTGCCACGACAGCCTCACGGCCTACGCTGAGAGCTACGTCGAAGAAAGCGGCATGCTCGACGGCGTCAACGACACGATCGCCCGCTACTTCGATTACGAGGCGTTCGGCCGTGACATGGAACTCGGCGGCGACGTGTGGACCATCCGCCACGAGGGCGATCTGTACATCTTCGACAATCACTAGGCCAAAAAACCAAGCGGGGCCTAAAAACCCCGCTTGACATCCCTCAAACCATCTGCTAACTTAATCACATCGCAACGGGGCAATCGCCCGGAATTGAAGGATCAAGGTTATGGCCGCCAAGCGCACCTTCACCGTCTATGAAGATCAGCCCCGCATGGGCCGTTGGGGCGTTAAGATCCGCACCTTCGACAATCACGCCGCGGCCGCCCGCTTCCTGAAGCGCCAGTACACGGCAGAGGAGCGCGACGGCGAATGCGAGATGTGCCACCCCTACATCATGGACGATGCCGAGATGTCCGTGATGTCCGATCGCGCCGCCTAACCCATCGCAACCGGGCAATCGCCCAACCGGAGCCAGCCATGTCCGATTTCAGAGTGACCATCGCCGCAGAGGAGCAGCCCGACGGGTCGAAAGCCTACAGCGTCCTGATCTGGGCGCGACAGATCGGCCGCCGCATTGATCTGAATGCCGTCACCTATGACGATGCGCAGAACCTGGCGGCCAAGATCCTCCAGGCGGTCGCCGCGCACACGAACCTGCAAGCCGATTGGGTCTAACGTCAGCGACACATCACGAAACCGAAGGATGAGACGATGCGAACCCTAGCCGAAGCTCTCGAGGATCTTGGATGCGACAGGCGCCCGGCGGACATCGACGTGATGGAACAGGAAGGCGGCACCACTTGGATCGATGCCGGAACCGCTGAGCACTACTTTGGCGATGACGATGTGCCCCTGATCATGGTCGGCGAGGCGCAGGGCGAGGATCAGCAGCGCGGCGCCTATGACTGGTGGGCGCTGACCCTGCGCGGCAAGGCGTTCGGCGAGCTGCGCGACACCGCGGCCGGCTACGCCATCTACATCACGAACTGGTCAGCGCTCGCGAGCAAGTAAGGAACCCCACCCATGTCCACCGCAGCCCAAACCCGCCCCATCACGATCGCCCCGGCCCCGGCCACTGCGGACCTGATTGTTGGCCTCTACAACCGATCCAAGATCCCGAGCATTGGGGACATTGCCAAGCGCGTCGGCGTTTCTCGGCAGCTCGTTTCCAGGGTGCTGAAAGAGCGCGGTCTGAAGACCGATTTCCGGGCTGAGCGTCACGCCGCGCAGGCGGCGGAGAAGCGCCCGCGGCAACCCAAGCCGCGCCGTCCGTTCCTGGAGCGCTCGCCGGCCGGTCAGATCGTCAGTCTTCTCGGGCTCACCTATGAGCAGGCCAGCGAGCATTTCGGGACGCATGAGGTGACGATGGCTCGCTATTGCGAGGGCGCCGTGCTCCCGCCGGAGTATCTCCAACTCTACATGCTCGCCACGCTCGGCCTGGGGGCGGAGGCGATGGACGCGGCTGTGGAAGCCGGCCGCAAGAAACTGAAGGCGGCAGTTGACACGGCCGAAGCAACCGCTAAGAATTGATCACACCGCAACCGGGCAATCGCCCAGGAGGATGAGATGAGCACATCACCCAAGCTAATCGAGCTGATGCAGCGCGGCGCCGTTCCGAACGCCCCAGGCTGGTACGTGTTGGAGCAAGACGGCACCCGGCACGTCTGCGAGGTGATAAGAGGCCCGCGCGGACAGCTCAGAAGCTACGTCGTTGGCTCCGAGCATAGCGGCCCGGTGACGGGCGAAGATACTTGGATTGCTCGTATCGATATCGATCAGTTCAACCCGCTGGAGTTCTGACCATGATCGTCGGCTACGCCAGAACTTCCACCGCCGACCAGCTCGCCGGCTTCGAGGCCCAGATCCGGGACCTGAAGGCGCACGGCTGCGAGAAGGTGTTTTCGGAACAGGTGTCATCGGTCGCGGCGCGCGCCCAGCTCGATCTGGCGCTCGATTTCGTCCGCGAGGGTGACGTGTTCGTGGTGACCAAGCTCGACCGCCTGGCGCGCTCGATCGACAACCTGCGCGACATCGCGCGGGCCCTGAAGGCTAAGGGCGTTGCGCTCCGCATCCTCGATCTTGGCATCGACACCAACACGCCCACGGGCGAGCTGATGCTCAACCTGCTCGGCGCGGTCGCACAGTTCGAGCGCTCGATCATGCTGGAGCGCCAGCGCGAGGGCATCAACAAGGCGCGGGCGGCCAGGAAGTACGAGGGCCGCGCCTCGACCACGCGGCCGCACCTCGATCGCATCCGCGAGCTGGCGGCGCAGGATCGCGGCGCGTCCTACATCGCGCGGGAGCTGGGGATCAGCCGGGCGGCTGTGTATCGTGTGCTGGAGGCTCAGTGATGGCCCAAGTTCTAGAAGGCCAGGACGAAGCCTGCGAGGAGTTCCGCGCGGGCCTCTCCCTCACCCGGATGAGTGTCCAAGAGTTTGCGGACCTTGTCGGGATCGATGAGAAGCGCGTGCGAGACTTCTACGCGGGCAAGACCATGCCGCCCGCGTGGGCGCTCGGCTACCTGCGCCTGATGGTGTTCTGGAGCATCTCGTATGGGGCTGCGGCCGCCGTCAACAATTCCGACGACGGGCCCGACATGCGGGATGAGCTGGTCCGCCGCGTCGGGGAGGAGCGGGCGGATCGCCAGATGGGGCGGCAGACTCGTCCTGCGCCAGCATCTCGAGAAAGGTGAGCGGCCGCGCCGGCTCCGTCACCGGCTCGCGCTCACGAACTGAGCTTGACGTTGCGGTACCTGCGGGCGAGCCGCTGGCAATACTTGAGGAAGACTTCGCTGTCGGGCTTTTGGCCCGCAACGAGGCACGCTGCGAACGACAGCGCGGCAGAAACCGCTTCTGCACTGTGACCTTCCTCGAGCGCATCGGAGGCCCCGGCTATGAATGCCGGGATCAGGTGCGAGATCTCATCCGAGAACGGCGAGCCGTCGACCGGGATCGTGATTGCCACCGGCTGATGCATGGCGCGGCGTCCTATCTGGCGGCGGCCAGCACCTTGCGCGCATAGGCCGAGGAGCGGCGGCGGGTGCCGACGCCAGCATTGTATTTCGTGGCCGCAACGGCCCAGTTGCCGTGCGCCGCGACGTATGCCTGCCGCAGATAGAGCATGGCCCAAGTAGTGCCGGTGCGGCAATCGCTGAGACCCTGAACCGGGCCGCGGTAGCCCATGCCGCGCGCGGTAGACGGGCGCAGTTGCAGGGGTCCGCGCTCGCCAAGCGAGCCGATCGCGCCGCACCGATGGCCGGTTTCGACGTGAGCGATCCCGTTTGCCAGGGCGGCCGGCACGCCGAACTGATGAGCGACGTCAGACACCAAGGCCCGAAGGTCGAGCGCATGCGCGGGGGATGCGACGCACAGAGCGAGCGCCGCAGCGGCGAGGCAGCGGATCATATCGGGTCCTGGTGTTGCGGCGCGCTGGCAGAGAGGCGCGCGGGTGGCTCCGGTAGGGAGAGCGTGGAAAGGGAAGGGTTTCGGCGGGGCCGGTGTTAGTGGACCGACCTGTCTCACGATCCCGCAGAGCCGGACCGGAGGGAGCGGGCGAGGCTAGAGCGCCATCCTCTTCCCAATGCTGACACGTTACCGTGTCGCGGCCGCCGAACTTGTGAGCCCGAGACCCCAGACCAGCGGCTAGGCTGATCCGGGGCGCCGAGCTGTTGCTACCCGCAAAGCGGGGGCGACATCGGAGGATTGCTGTCCGATGCCGCCCGCGCTCAGCGGCGCTTGCCGGTCTCTGTGTCGATGACGACAGTCTGGCCGGTCAGCGGATTGAGAATGGAGATGAGCGCCATCGGGCGTAGCCTTTCAGACCGGCTGCATCGGCTGCGGCGACTCGCGCCGTGGGGCCTGGAAGGGCCGCGGCTTGGTGTTGTCGACCACGAGCCGGAGCGGCGGCTTGAACGCGCCCTCGGTGCAGAGGCGGACGAACTCGGAAACCGGCATGATGCCGGCCTCAACCAGCGCGGCCGCCATCGGCCGCGTCAGCCCATCCGCTGTAGCATCCGGCGCAGTATCGGAAGACCGCATGGGGCACCCACGGCAGGGAGGCGAGATAGGTCTGGGCCAGGGCGAGCCAGAGCTGGCCGAGGTGGTCGAGCGTGACGTCGGGGTGAGGCTCGGACATCAATCCTCCCGGACGCGAAGCGCCTTCAGCAGCTCGGCCGCCGTCCCGCGCTCGATCGCGTTCGTGGGACCGTGCGCGACCGCCTCGAGCAGGCGCATCAGGCCGCGGAGCTGGGCGGGCGACACGCTGATCAGGATCGCGCGGGCGAGATGGTCGAGCATCACGGGCCTTGGCGGCGCGCGACGCCCAGGATGATGGCGAAGGTGCCACCGAGCATGAGCGAGGCGAGCATGAACATGGAGAGCGCCTCGAACATGCTGGATGCCCCTAGCTATTGCTTGCGGTGCTCGCACAGCGTCTTGGCGAAGGTTCCGGGGGCCAGGCCATCCCGGGCCGGGATCCCCTGCCCTGCGGCCATGCAGGCGAAAGGCGTGGGCACTGGCTGCGTCTGGACGTCGAGCGCGGTGTCGCGCGTGCAGGCGTCCGGGGAGAGCGTGGAGGCGCAGATCAGGATGACGGCGAGCAGCATGTCACGCCCCTTTCTGGCCTTCGACCGCGACGCACTTGGCGCCGAGCTTCAGTGACGGCCGCGGTCCCGTGAGGCGCTGGGCATTGAGGAACGCGACCGCCTCGTCCTGGATGAGCTTGGCGCGACCTTGGCAGGCATACTCGCCGCCCCAGAGATTGGCTGGGGTGCGCACCGGCCGGCAGACCTTGCCGCCGCAGACCTCGACCTTAATCCGGTAGCCGATCGTCGCGGCGTGGACGTGCTGGATCGAGTGGACCAGCAGCTCGCCAGCGAGCACGACGAGCGTGATCAGGCCGAGGCGGACGAGGATCTCCCGGTAGATCATCGCGCTACCTCTTCTGAAACCGCACGACGTTATTGACGACGAGCGACACGTCGGGCCGCCCGTGCAGCCCTTTGATCAGCTCATCAAGCAACCGAAACTGAGCCGAGCTGCGGAGATCGCTGTCGTCCGCCATCTGCGTCGTCAGCGTGGCCCAGAGCCGTTGCAGGCGGTGGACGCGCTCGGTCTGGGTCATCGGATCCTCGTCGGCATCAGCCTCAGAAGTGGCGGCGCACCCGCACTAGGGTCTGGTTGAGATTGGCGTGGGCGTAGTCCCAGGCCGCCTCGCGGGAGGTGAAGCGCCGGGCTCGCGCCTTCTCGACGCTCCACGGGTTCGGCCGGGTCACGTCGACGTAGAAGAGCAGGTCTTCGCCCTGCGAGGCCGCGTGCTCGATCAGCCAGAAGGCTGCGGGCTTGCGGGCCTCGGACCAGGCGTCGGCAGCGGCCGGGGAGACCTTGGTCATCACACGACGCTCAGCGCGTGCGTGACGTACCAGTCCGCATAGGCGTGGACGGCGAGGAGGCCGCCGAAGACGACCATTGAGGCCGCCGCGGCGTATTGCGCGATCTTGGGCATGGCGGTCTCGGGGGGAGAAGATCGACCAGAGGCGCGGACTCTTACTGTCCGTCAGATGTGTCGTTCCGGCGTGGTCGATGGGGTTGATGCCGGAGTGGATCCCACGCCGCGCCTGTCAGAGTCCGCGTCTGTCAGACGAGCGAGGCCGCCGCAGCGGGTCCGGCATCAAACTGGGAATTTCGTGGGGTCGTGCAGCCATAGCGCTGCAATCTGGCTGAGTCGCTAGGCCCGATCGGGCCGCAAACCCAACGCTGCACCTGTAGGCTTTGTTTCGCCCTTCACACTGGTGCAGTCGGCCGCTTACAAGGCGACCGTATGCAGCAAGTATATGCACGCTGCCGAGCATGTCAATAGGGCTGTTGTTAAGAAATTCTTCTCAATTCAGCAAATATGTTAAATAAAACTAAGGGTATATACACGCATATGGGCGCGACAATGCTTGCACGATAGCCTGATCCGGCTGCCGCGCAAGCGTCAGAGATAGATGAAGGTCGAAAGGTAGACGATCAGGGCGACGGCTGCGTAGCCTGCCGCAGTGCGAGCGACGTCGAAGGCGGTCACGGAGCTACGACTTCGCCACGGTGAACAGCACGTAGGCGGCTAGGATCGCCGGAGCGATCAGGATCGACCACGGCGAGCTGAGCACCGGAAACACGAGATCAAGCATGCTCGATCTCCGCCTGCGCCACCGGCCGCAGCAGGCTCATCGGAACCCGCATCACGGTCGCGGTCCGGAAGTGCTTGAGCACGACGCGGGCCTCCTCGGCCTGGATGCCGACGACGTCGACCTCCTCGCCGACGAAGAACCCGTCCTCGAACTTGGCGACGTCGCCGACCTGGATGCCGGCCGGGGTTGCGGGAGCGGGCGCCGCCTCGGGCTCGGCCTTCGTCGCGCCGCCCTTGCCCGTCTCGAACGCGCCGCCGCGCTCGCGATCGGCAAGCGTCCGCAGATCGGCGACCGGGATCGGCAGCGGCTTGCCGTCGTTCGACAGGACGCCCGAAACGTCGTCGTTGAAGTAGACGGTCATCCAGGACGTGTCGGCATCGGTTCCGATGAACACGACCGAACCGAACAGGGGCCGCTGGATCTGCTCGCGGACCACGCTGCGGGCGCGCTGGCGCCAAAGGGTCTCGACGGGGCAGTAGACCGTGATCCCGCCGCGCTTCAGCGTCGACATCACCCGACGTTGCGTGCCAGGCCGCACCGTGATGGCGAACCAAGTCAGCGCGCCGTCGATGACGGGCGGGGAGATGCGGGCATCGGGCTCCAGCGGCACATCGCTGGGCAGATCGTAGCCTTCGATCCGGAAATTGTGCTGCGCGGTCGCCTTCGCCTCGATGCGCTTGCGATGCTTGCCGGCTCTGCTGAAACGGTTCGCCACGACGCTACCTCACCACGCGAAAGAGGGCACGGTGCGCAGCTCTCAGGCGGCGGCGCTGATCGTTGATGATCGCCCGATTGTCGGGATTTGGAAAATCCGCGTTCTGCTTCTCGGCATGAGCCAAAGCATCGCGACGACGCTTGTAGACGGCGGCCGCGCCTGCGTGCTCAGCCTCGTCTAGGAGTTGCTGCTCGATTGCTTCGAGGGAGGCACCGCAGAACACGAAACACCCCCGCTCTTGGTTGAGCGACGGTGCAGGTGAGGCGCGGAACTGTCAATCGAAAATATGCGTTTCCTCATATTTTTTCACGATCCTGATATAGAAGGCTCACCGCCCGTCCAAGAACAGGCCCCCCACCATCCTCCGGCCTGAAAATCTGGGTCGAAATGCTGGGCGACACGCGACGCGCGGTTGCATCGTATTGCGAGCGCGCTATACTCATCCCGTGTCCGTCCGCAGCTATAAATTCAGGCTTAGGCCCAGCAGCGCGCAAGCGGCGTTGCTTGACGATATGCTTCGCGACATGTGCGGGCTCTACAATGCCTGCCTTCAGCAGCGCATCGAAGCCTACCGACGCCGCGGCCTAAGCTTGCGCTACGGGCATCAGGCCGGCGAGTTGAAGGCGTGCCGCGGCGCCGATCCGAACGGGCTCGGGCGCTGGTCGTTCTCCGCCTTGCAACAGGTGCTCCGACGACTCGACCAGACCTATGCTGCCTTCTTCAAACGCGGGCACGGCTTCCCGCGGTTCCGGGCTTCGGCCCGGTTTCACAGCGCCACGTTCCGGGTCGGCGACGGCCTGACGATCAAGCGGGATCGCCGCATCGGCATCGTCGGCGTGCCCGGCGGGATCAAGATCGTCTGGCACCGCGACCTGCCGCCGGACGCCAATCTCGGCACCGCGATCCTCACGCGTCAGCAGGGCAAGTGGTACGTCGTGTTCTCCGTCGATGCGGAGTTCTCCGAAGCTTGTGGGACCGGCACGGTCGGGATCGACCTGGGGCTCACCAGCCTGATCGCCACGAGCGACGGCGAGACCGTCGAAGCTCCGCGCCATGCCCGCACGGCACACAAGGCGCAACGGCGAAAACAACGGGCGCTTGCTCGTTGCAAACGCGGGTCGAAGCGCCGCCTGAAAGCCAAGGCGCGGCTCGCTGCCGGCTCCGCCAAGATCGCCCGGCAGCGGCGCGATCACCTTCACAAGCTCTCGCGGTCCCTGGTGTCGCGTTACCAGGGCATCGCGTTCGAAGATCTCAACCTGGCCGGGCTCAGGCGCGGGATGCTCGCCCGGTCCGTTCACGACGCCGCGTGGTCTCTCCTCGTCCAACTCACGACGTATAAGGCTGCAAGCGCCGATGCGTCCGTTGTGCTGGTCGATCCGCGCGGGACCTCCCAGACCTGCCCCGCATGCGGGACGATCAAGGCCAAGACGCTCCGAACCCGAACCCACGCCTGCGAATGCGGGACGGTTCTGGACCGGGACGTGGCGGCCGCGATGGTTGTGCATCAGCGGGCTTTCGGGCCGGGACACGGCCCTCGGGACACAAGCCAGCGGGTTGCCGCATAGCTGTCCCGAGAAGCCCCGTCCGTCACGGCGGGGAGTTGTCACGAGCACGTAGCCCAGTGCGCAGAGGCGAAGCCGAGCCAGGAGAGGAGGATCTGATCCACGGTCATCACCGCAGGCTCTTGCCGGCAAACGCCAGCGCCTCGGGGAGCGTCGTGTGGGCCGAGAGATCGCGCGGCATGCAGCCGAAGGTCGACTCCGCATCCGTCACGAGGTAGCCCCCATCGGGGAGCGACTTGATCGTGACCCGGTCGTGCTCGCCACCGCCGACGCGCGGCGAGGCGGCGGCGGGCGGGAACGCCTCGAAGATCGCCTCCACAATGCCCTTTGAGGCGATCAGGGAGGTGCCCGCGGCCTCGCGCACGGCCTTGATCGCCGCGATCTTCTGCCCGGTGCGCAGGGCGTATGTCAGTTCAGCGCTCATCCCACCGTCCTCACATCCGAGATCGAAGCCCCGCGGAACGCGCGCTTGACCTCGAGCATCGTCTTGGCGGCCGGCGACTCCGCGAACAGCGTCGCGATTTCGTCCGGCGTGAACCAGGCACAGCCTTCCGCCTCGCCGCCGAGCTGCGCCTGGGCGGGATTGTGCCCGATGACGATCCGCCAGCCGGTCGACGGGCACTGGCCGACGAGGTAGTTGTCCTCCGGCTCGCGCTCCTCCTCCAGGACCTGGACGGCCTTGCGGTAGCCGCGAACGAGCCCCTCGCCCTGCGTGCGCAGGTCCGAGATCGAGCCGCTCGCCTTGGCGGCGAACCACAGCTCGCGCTGGCGCTCCAGCTTGTCGGCGATCACCGGGCTGACCCGGCGCAAAGCCAGCCACGACCAACGAACCTCATAGGCAGAGGCGGCGCGGGCGATCTCGGCATTGAGTTCGGAGAGGGTCTTGTCGAAGGCGTCCATCAGTCGTCGAACTCCGTCTTGCTGTTGCCGTCATCGCCGTCGGTGACGGCCGCTCGGTTGATCTCGTGGACGTCGCTCGACGAGCCGGGCGAGCCACCGCGGAGCTGAAGATCGTGGTGTTCCTTCCAGAGGCGCTTGCCGTCCTCGGTGAGGCGGACGTTGAGAACGTAGCGCTCTCCGCCCGTGAGCTGCGGCCCCTCGACGTCGATGCCGAGGCCGGTGAGCTGGCGGAGGCGGCTCAGCAGGAACTTGCCACCGGAGGCGCGGGCTTCGTCGCCGTGCTCCGAGCGCTCCCAGCCATTGAAGCAGCAACGCAGATCCGAGCGGGAGACCATGTAGCCTGGCGCTGCCTCCAGGGCGATGGCCGCCCATTCCGCGACCGGGTTGTTGCCCTGCTTGAACGACTCGATCGCGGCCTTGATCGCGCGCGGCAGGTCGAACCGCCCGCGGGCGCGCAGTCGCTCCAGCCCGTCGAGCGCCCAGTTCAGGATGCCGGGCATCTCCGTTTCGGCGATGAAGTCCGCGACGTTCCGGTTCTCCGGCACGCCGAGCGCCACGCGCGCCTTGATCGTGTCCTCTTCCGCGACCACACACTTCATGTCGAGGACGAGGAAGCGGTTGTAGAGGGCGTCGGTCGTGTCGCGCGCCTTCGGCAGGACGTTGGTCGTGATGAAGATCGGGATCTGGAGCGAGGTCGTGACCTGCGGCAGTCCCTTGCGGTTGATCTCCACGCTCTCGCCCGTGATCAGCACCTTGAGCCGGGCCGGATCGACCTTGTCGCCTTCAGAGACCGCGTCGTCGCGCACCCAAGCGTCGGCGCCGAGCAACGGCGAGAGGCCGAAGGCCGTGCTGATGTCGGCGATCGACGGCGAGGCGATCCGCGCGCCGACGAGCTTGCGGAAGATCAGGCTGAGCTGTGTCTTGCCCGACCGGGACGGCCCGATTGCCAGCAGGCCCTTGCGCTCTTCACGGTGGAGCATGGGGACGCAGAGCGCCGAGCCGAAGAACTCTTGGATCGCGCTGATCACCTTCGCGCGCTCGTCCTCCGGCAGGTTCAGGAACAGGCTGTCCAGAAACTTGAGGAAGATCGGGCACTTGGCGTCGGGGTCATACATCGTGTCAACCTTCGTCCGGCAGTAGACATCGGAGCGCCAGGGGCCGAACTCGCGGCCACTCAGGGCGAGCATGCCGTTGGCGAGCACGACGTAGCCGGCGCCGCCCCACGGCACATGCGGTACGTACAGGTCCGGGTGCTCGGTGATGCGCTTCCACGCGGCGTTGGCCTCGGACACCTCGCCCGTACAGCCGTAAGCGTCGCACCCGCGCTGGATCAGGGTCTTGAGGTACTGGTGCTCTGCCGGGCCGGCACAGCGCCATACGCCCTCGGCGTAGAGGTAGATCTCGCCCTCGGTCAGCAGAATATCGCGGTCGCCCGAGCGGAGCACCTCAATCACCCCGTCGGCGATCATCGGAGAGAGGGCGGGGCCCTTCTTCTTCTTGCCCTTCTCGGCGGGCGCCCGCTTGGCCTTCTCGTCGGCCAGGGACACGACTTCGGCGCCGACTGCGGAGGACATGCGCCCCTCGACCTCGACGGAGATCGTCTCATCAGCCGGCACAGCGCGGGCCTGGGCCCGCTCGGCGGAAAGCTGCACGATGTTGGACGGCGCAGTGTCCACGATCGGCTTGGCCGCCCCGAGCGCCGCCTCGATCGTGACATCGCTCGCCAGGCCGGGGTTCTTGCGCCGGAAGCTGGCGCACTGGTTGCGGATCAGGCGCTCGTCGTGGCGCGCCTTGCGCTCAGGGTAGTCGCCGTCGGCGACGCGGTTGGCGCGCTCGACTGCCGGCATCAGGTACTCGACGATGTCCTCGACGCCGACGCCCTTGGACGACAGCGAGGCGGTGAGGCGGCAGAGCGTTTGATTGATCGAGCCGAGCGCGAGCCCGGCGACCTCGGCCTTGACGTCGAGCGCCGGCTTGTAGCCGTGCTCGGCCGCCACGCGCAGGAACGGGTTGTCAGCCGCCGTCGTGCCGCCGTCAGCGCGCGGCGCGGCCGGCTTGCGTTTCACGACCGGCGACAGGTTCGCGACCATCTCTTCCAGGTCGTCGATCTCGTAGCGCGGCTCGAACTTGGCTTCGACGATCTCGACCGGCTTCCACGCGCCCTTCTTGGTGTTGTGGGTGAACGGCACGCGCAGCAGGCGGGTCGCGTCCTGCACGTCGTCGCCGCCGACAAGCTCGCCGAGCTGCTCGTTCAGGCGCTCCAGGCGGTAGATGTTCTCGGAGTCCGCCGACAGGCTCTCGGAGAGCAGCCAGTACAGGTGCAGGCCGTTGCCGGAGCGGATCGTGATCGACGGCGGGTGCGGCAGGTTCCAGACCGCCTCGATCACCTCGTCGAGCGAGCACAGGATTTCCTTGGTGTCGACCTCGGCATGCGCCGTGACCAGTTCCGCGAGGTTCTCCTTGTTGCGCCGCGATCCGCCGGGGCGGTTCGGCATAGCGCCTTCCTTGATCGTGCCGACGCAGAAGTAGAGGCCGCGCCCCTTGCGGTCCCAGCGCTGGACGAAGCCGTCGATGGTCGCGGGGTCGCGCGATAGGACTTCCTTGGGGCCCGCCTGGCCCTCGCGCTCATCGGTGTTCGGTAGGGAGACGAGGAAGACCGGCGCTTCGGAATAGGCTCCGAAAAAGGCGCGCAGGAATTGGGATGGAGTTTCGATCGACATGCGCGCGCCTGGGTGGTGTTTTAGGCGCGTCGCCAAGGGGTGGAGCCCGAGGCGACGCTGGTTGGGTGCTAGAACTCGGCCTTGTGGGACGCCTTGGCGCCCTTGCCCGTCGCGCTCACAGGCGCGGCGGGCTCATCGCTAAAAGGGAGGTCGGAATGCTCCTCAGCCTCCGCAGCTTCGGCAGCGAGGGCGTCCTGGAAGGCCGCGTTGTTCGTCCAGCCGACCAGCTTCAGGACGGGAACCTTGATCCGACCCCGCTCCTTGATCGTGTGCTGGTAGCTGTCGACTTCCAGGGCCACGATCGGCAGGTCACTCGGATGCGAGCGCACCCGCTTGCCATACTCGCCGACCAGTTTGGCTACCGCGCCGAGCTGCCCCTTTGAGGAAGCGGAAAACGTGTAGAGCTGGTCGCCCTTTTCCGCCTTCATGACGAGCACGTTCGTGAACTGCCACGGGTCGCGCGGATTACCCTTCTCGTCGCGGTCCCACTCGTCCTCGTCCATGTCCCCGAGGGCGGCGCGGGTCGGCGGCACGAAGCTGTCGGCAACGCGCCCCAGGCGGGCGTCGACAGGCTTGCCCCCCTTCCAGCATTGCCAGCCAATTCGCATGTCGGCGACGTTGACGATGAGGCGAGCCCCGCGGGGCATCTCGTCGCCGTTGCGTCCCGCCAGCCAATCACCTTTGGCAAAGCGCAACAGATCGCCAATGATGCGGTTGTTGCTAGCCGCCTCGGAGTAGACTTCGAAGGGGTTAGGGGCCGGGGCCACAAGTGCCCCGGAAGTATGGACGGTCATATCGTTCATGAGTTTCTCGTTTCTCTCTTCTCTGTTCCTCAGGAGGCGCCACGATCGCGGGGCGCCCATCTCCCATCAGGGAGTCGGGTGCGCTTCAGGTGCCCCGGACGCTGATTCCGGACCTGCTCGCTAGGGGTTGCCCATCGACAGTTCTCAGGCGCGTACGGCCCGTTGTTGTCGATGCGGTCAATTGAATGCTTCGGGCTGGGGCGCTCGCCCATGTCGGCCTCGAAGGCGGCGAAGTCATCGCGCCAGCGATCACACACAAAGATGCCGCGCCCGCCGTAGTTGGCGAATCCAGTGGCGTTCTTGTTGTGGCACCGCGTCTTCATGCCCATCCAGATACGGTAAAGGTCCGTTTTAGACCCTCTCTTGCTGGAGCCGTGCTTTGTGCAGGCCGCGATGGTGCGCTCTACTTGCAGGCAGCCGCACGATTGGACCTTACCGTGCATGAGCGCGAACTTGCGGCTGTTGGTAAGGCGACCGCAATCGCATCGGCACAGCCAGACATGCTGATTGCCGGGCGCGTAGTATGCGAACTGGATTACCGTCAGCCGCCCGTAGCGTTCGCCCGTGATGTCGCGCGCGGTCTTCATTGTCCGACCTCGCTAATGACGAGCTGGTCGCCCGGCGCGCCCTGTTTCTGGAACTGAGTGATGTCGATGCCGGCCGCGATGGCGGCTTCCTTGAGGGCGGCATTGTCGAAGCCGGCGCGCGGCTTGGTCTGGCTCCAGCGCACCTTCACGCCCTCGCCCTCGACCCGACGCGTCCCGACTTCGGCGAGCATGTCGCGCAGGAGCGCCTCGGCGGCGCGGGCATCGGCCGCGAACTGCTCGGCCTGGGCCTTGAGCGCCTTGGCGTTCTTGGCCTGATTGGCGATCCGCACCGTGTCGGTGATGCCGATCGGCTTCTCCTCGCGCGGCACGTAGGCGGAGCGCGCCGATCCGCATGCGCGGGTGAACGCGCAGTAGTCGCAGTCCTTGCCGCCAGCGATGAAGCCTTCCGGCTTCAGGGCCTGCGCGCTCTGCGCCAGCATGATGTCGCGCGCGCGGAGTTTGGCGGTTTCAAAGACGGCGGGGTCGAACTTCACCACGTATTCGTGGCAGACGTCCCACCAGCCGGCGTTGATGTACGAGACGACCGCGTACATCGGCTTGTGCTCGGTAAGAGCGCGGAACATGCCGAGCTGCGTGTTTGCCTGGAAAACGTTCTCGGGCTTCGGCAGATTGCTGACGTCGACACGTTCAGAGATCGACTTGCACTCCAGTGCAATGCAGTCGCTCTCGATGTCCTCGATGCCGAGGTGCTTGAGTGCGTCGCGGGGCTGGTTGATCAACAGCCCGTCAGGGGTGGCGGAGAGCAGGTCGAGCACCAGCGTGCGCTGATCGTTGTCGGCATAGAGCAGGTCGTTGCCGTAGGCGTGCATGAGCGCCGGAGCCCAGAACGACGCCTCGATTACAGTGCCGCGGATCTTGGCGCCGTAGCTGTCGACGTAGTCCGGATCGGGCCGCGGGCTGTCGGGATCGTCCGCGTTCTTTTCGAACCACGTCTTCCGAGCGCAGGCGCCGACTGCGCTGGCGCCGACAGTGGCGGAACGCTCCAGGAGCCAGGACTTGTTGGACGCGGCGGCGTATTGATCTAGGGCTGCTTTGATCATTTGCCGTCGAGCCCCATAATAGTCTTCAAGGTGTGAAACGCGCGCGGCGCCTGATCCCACAGAGCATCTTCAAGTGGACTTAGACCGTTTCTAATGCGAAGATTGACGATCGCTGTATTGATGACCCGCAAAAGCACAAATTTATCATCCACCGACATGGTCTTGATCCATTCGGCGCGGGCGACGCGCTCGATCAGCTCGGGCGCGGACTGGAGCGTCATGGTCCGCGCGAAGGACAGCAGGCCCTTGACCTCGGCGCCGACCGGGCCGGCGAGCAGGCTTTCCCGCTCCCCGCGCTGATGCGCTAGGAATTGGCTGAGGAGGATCCGGTCTTCCTCCTCCTGGGCCTTGTTGGCGCGCGTCGCGGCGGCCTTGGCGGCGGCCTGCTGGCGCGCCTTCACGGGGCGCGGCGTCTGGGCTTCGGCGAGGGCCTCGAACGGGTTGGTCATGCCCGCGCCCCCGCCTCGCGAATGCAGCGCCGGGTCTGGCTGCGAATGTTGAGCGCCGCGCGGTGGTCGCTCGGCGAGCCCGCGATGGTGGCGACCATGCGCCGGCCGGCGACCTCGTAGTGGACGCGCATGTGTTTGGTGCCGCGCGAGACGGTGTAGGGCAGGCCGAACTCCGCCAGGACGGAGATCACGGCGTCGAGGCAGTCGTGGTGGCGGCTCATGCGACGCCCCATTCGGCGTAGATCTGCTCGACCGGGCGGCCGGTCTCGGCAGCCTCAGCACGGGCTTGCCGGCGAAGGCTGGCGCGGCGCGACCGTTCGCTCACGTACTCGGAGCCCTTGGCCTTCACGTACTGCGCATCCCGCTCGCGGCGCGGGTAGAAGACGACTTCCTTAACCGCGAACCGGAGCCCGCAGGCGTCGCAGCGCCGAAACGTGACGCCGAGGCCGTCGTCCTGGCGCTTCTGCACGGTCACGCGCGTCTCACTCGAGCACTTCGGGCAGATCACAGTCGCCCCCGCCACTTCGCCAGCGCGAACCCGGCGATCACGAATAGGGCGTCGAAGCCGATCCAGAGGCCGGCTAAGGTTGGGAGGTCCATCGTCAGAAACCCGTCTCAACACGAGGGCGAAGGGGTGCCGAGATCCGCAAGCCGAGCCCGAAGGCGTTGGCGCAGGCGACCGCCTCCTCGACGTTGTCGACGACGGCGACGCGAAAGCCCCGCTCGCGCAGCTCGGGGACGGCGACTTTCTGGCTGGCGGATAGGGAGTGGAACCGCTCGAACGGGGAGATCGCCCGCTCGCGGACCTGGATCTTGGCCTTCGTCTCGATGAAGAACATCGCGGCGCGGCGGCCGAAGATCGACACATCGGGGTAGCCGGCCCAGGTGCCGGTGTCCTTCAGTTCAAAGGCTTCGGTGCGGGTGCGGTAGCCGCCGTTGTTGTTCGCCGCGCAGCGGCAGTCGAACAGCTTCGGCAGCGTCCGCACGATCTGGGCTTGGATCGGGGACTCGGGACCGCGCCCCATCACGCGGCCTCGCAGACGAAGGGCAGGTACTCGACGCCGGCTTCCGCGAACATCACGCGGGCGGCCTCGAACTCTACGGATGGCATAGAGGTGGTGCCGGGGCCGTAGATCACCTTTGTGATACCGGCCTGGATGAGGGTGCGCGCGCAGGCTGAGCAGCACGAGTGGGTGACGTAGAGGTGGCACCCGTCCGTCCGGATGCCGAGCCGCGCCGCGAAGCTCACGGCGTTCGTTTCAGCGTGGCTCGCGTACAGGTATTTCGCCGGCCGCTCGAAGCGCTCCGGAAGGTCGCGCACACCAGCGGGCGGCCCATTGAAAGCCGGCAGTAAGCATGTCTTACCGTCTGGGGCGATCAGGGCCGCACCGACCTTGGTCGTGTCCTTCGACTTCTTGGCGGCCTGCTCGGCGTAACCGTAGAGGAACTCGGCCCATTCCATCCCTAAATGCCTTTTTACTCTGGAAAGGGGCCCGGAACCGAAGCTCCGGGCCAAGTCTAGGGAGGAAACGCCCAGAAGGGCTGCCACTAGGGCCTATTGAGCTGTCAAATCCGTCAGGTTTTGACAGCAAGCTCGACGACGACTACATATTCGGAGGGGATCGCCTCCCAAATCAGTAAATCCGGGTCGTATCCGGCCTGAATTAGCGCCGGATACAAGCCATGGAACGCATGCGCGGGAAGGCGGTTAAGCTTGCGGCGGTTCGAGACCCACGCCTTCGATCGCGCGACGATCTCGGCGGCGGCGGCAGTGCCACCAACGGCGTCGAACGCTTCGGCAGGAGTGGTAATCCGTTTTAGCATCATGAAACTGATATCAGGATCATGATTAAGGTGCAAGAGGCCAACGCGCGGCCAAAGAGGGGTATGGCTATGGTTTCCTTTTTTGAAACTGATAGGGTGCGAAGCACTCCACTGCCGCTGGCGATTCGCGGCGGGCGGGCGCATATTTTGGAAATGGCAAAGAGAGAGATGCCTGTGATCGACACGGATTTTCCGCCGACGTCGAGCGAGGCGGTGGCCGCCCGTCTGCGCATCCTGCGCGAAGCGATGGGCTACCCACTTCAGCAGGATTGGTGCGAGGCCGTCGGGCTCAAGCAGCCGGCCTGGTCGCAGTGGGAGAGAGGCGTTCACCGAATCGCCTCGGACGCGGCGGTCACGCTCTGCGATCGGTTCAGCGGCCTGACGACGGATTGGATCTACCGCGGCCTCGACGAGACGCTCCCGCGATCATACCAAGACAGGATCCGGGAAGCTCGGGAGACGCGTCGGCGCCGCCGGGATATGCTGAGCGGCGCGCCCGTCAGGCCGAGCGTGCCGAAGACTATGGCGAGCGCGCGCTAGGCCGCCCCGCCCCTGACCACGCGAAGCAGCTCGCGGATCGGGGCCGGCTCCCCGCCGCCGTTCGTCTGACTCCAGAGCCGCTGAATGTCCGAGATGAAGTACCTGATCACGTGCTCCAGGATGGCGCGCGTCTCTTCGTACTCGCCCCGTGGGATGCGCCCGACCAGTTCCATGGCCCCGTCCGCGATCCCGTGATCGATCGTCTCGGTCGCGAGCGCGTCGAGGACGGAGGTGTCGAGGTTGAGGTGCTCGCCCCAGCACTCGGCATAATTGCTGTCGATGATCCAGATCGCGCGGAGGAGCATGGCCGCCGCCTTCGGGAAGTTGTCGATCGGAAGAGAGCCGACGATGTGGTATGCGGTCCGAACCCGGATCATTTCCTCTCGCTCCGATACGTTTCTCATTATAGGAACAAACAGAGAACACTCAATGGGTCAGAAGGTCCGGTCGCTCGGGCCTGTGGACAGTTAGTGGTTTGCTGGACGCCAACTGCTTAGGTCGACTCCGGGCTATGCCAATTTTATAACCATCACAAGTTGATCCCGGGGACCCAGCCGCATACCGCGAGTGGTGGGCGCAATATGTCACACCGCCGTGAGGCCGTGGAAGTAGGCTTGGCCCTTTTCGCGATATTTTTTTCATGACCCTGATATGGGGCTTGCGCTGTTTCAGGATCCTGAACTAGTATCACGGAACTGATAGCGCAATCGCCTTCCAGAGCCCCTCCACATGCCCGTGACCCAGAGAGAGCGCCGCATCGCCGACGCTCACGACCGCCTTTGCGACACCAGCGCGACACTCTGCGCCCTCCACATCGCGGACCCTCGGGACATCACCGCCACGCTCAAGGCGGTCGACACGGCCCTCGTCAGCCTCAACCAGGCCCGAAATCTCCTCTGGCTGGCCCGTAGAAACGACGAAGTCCGCATTTTGGTCTCAGACGTTTTGAGCGCGCGCCCTCCGTGCGCCGCGGATGATGAACACCGCCTGACGAAATCAGACCTGATTTAATCCGGGCCTTTAATCGCGAGCGACCCCGTGACGCAATAACAGGGTTGCGACACCAGCCCTGCAAAATCTTCCGAGCACAAACATACATTAATAAAGGATGAGCAGATGACCCGCGAGCCGCACGGGAATCAATACCATTCCGGCATCAGCCGATGCTCAAATCGCATCGATCTGTCGTCCGACGTTTTAGAGGCGCTGGTCGAGGCGCGGGACGCGTTCGGCGCGATCCCGCTGACCACCAACGCGATCAGCGGCGTCGCCCTGTCGGATGAGGCGCGCAAGCGCGTCCGGCGCGCCAAGCTGGCGGTCGAGCGCGCGCTGTCCGTCACGGGAGACGCCGATGCCCGGTGACGCTCGCATGCCCCTGATCCTCTGGGCCAGCCGCGTCGAGTACGGGGAGCTGATCTCCGCGCTCGGAGCCGATGACAGCTTCCACGAGATCCTGCGCCGGGTCGTGCTGGCGCACCAGGAGCGCGTCGCGAGCGTGACGTTCACGATCGCCCAAGCCGACGCCGAGCGGATCACCGACAGCCTCGACATCTCGGACTTCCCCGATGTCGCCGACCTCGTCGAGCAGATGCGCGAGCAGCTCGACTGGCTGCGGCGCAACCAGAACATCACCGCCAAGCGCTTCGCGCTGCCGAACGTCGGCACGTTCTTCGGAGATTGAGGGAGGCAGCAACCTTGCCCACCGGCCGACGCATCGAGGTGCGCCGCCCGGTGGGCAACCACCACGGCGCAGCTCTGCGCGGCGCTCCGCGTCGCCACGCATCACTTCGCATCGCAGCGCTACGCAACGCAACGCAACGGGTGCCCAGCACCGGCCGCCTCAGAAATGGGGCGGCCCATGGTGGGCAACCACCACCGTCGCCACGCAGCGCGACGCCGCGCCCCGCATCACAACGCAACTCACCGCAACACAACGCAACGTCCTAAAGGAAGATCATCATGAAAATCGTTGAAGTGGATCTGGTCTCGACCGCCCCGTATTCGCAGTCGTACAAGCACGACACTCCGAAGAAGGACAAGGAGAGCGCCGACGACCACGAGAAGCGCACTTGGCGGGAGAAATGCACGACTGACGCCGAAGGGAATATTCAGATCCCGGCCATGGCATTCAAGCAGGCGCTCGACAGCGTCGCGAAGCGCATGGGCATCCAGGTCCCCGGCCGCGGCAAGAACACCTACACCAAGCACTTCCTCGGCGGCGTGATCTGCGAGTCCGATGTGGCGATCGGCTATCACAAGGACACGGTCCCAAGCATCACGATCAGCGCCAACTCTGACGGCGTCCGCGGATCGGGCAAGCGCGTATCGCGCACCTTTCCGCAGGTCCCGGAGTGGAAGGGAACCGCTCGGTTCGTCATCCTCGACGACACGGTCACGACTGAGGTCTTTGAGAAGCATCTCGTCGAGGCCGGTCGCTTCATCGGCATCGGCCGCTTCCGCCCCGAGAAGGGCGGCCTCAATGGGCGCTTCCGTCCGACCGCGTTCCGCTGGTCGGACATCTAAATAAGCTTCCCCGCGCTGCGCGACGCGACACACCGCAACTCGTCGCTCCGCATCGCATCGCAACGCCTCGCAACGCAACGAAGGTGCCCAGCACCAGCCGCCTCCGAAAGGGGGTGGCTCATGGTGGGCAACCACCGAACTGCACCGCCCCGCAACGCAACGCAGCGCTACGCGCCGCAACTCACCACAACACCCCGCAACGGGTGCCCAGCACCAGCCGCCTCCGAAAGGGGGTGGCTCATGGTGGGCAACCACCGAACTGCACCGCGCAGCGCGACGCGGCGCCTCGCATCACAGTGCAACGCATCTCAACGCAACGCGACGTCCTAACCCGGAGATCTCAATGTCCGAAAAGCCCACCTACCAGATGAGCGTCGACAGTCGGCTCGTCTATCAGGCTATGAAGAAGGTCGAGGTCGGCGCGTCGATCACGCACCAGGCGCTTCAGGAGGCGACGTCCCGCAAGCTGAGCCAGATCCGGGACTCGATCAGGACTGCCATCCGGCGCCTGCGCAAGGATGACGGCATGGTCTTCGTCAGCGTCCGTGGCGTCGGCTACAAGCGCTGCACCGACGAGGACATCGTCGACAACTCCATTTCGGACACGGGCGCGGTTCGCCGCAAGGCGCGGGTCGCCGTCGAGCGGCTGACCAAGGTCCGCGACTACGCCGCCCTGCCGCCCAAGAAGCAACTCGAGCACACCACGCGCCTCTCCGTGCTCGGCGTGATCGCCAGCATGACGCGCGAACCGGCGATGGAACGGGTCCGGCAGGCTGCGAACGGTCGTGCGAGCGAACTGCCGATTGCTGAAACGCTCCGCGCATTCCAGGAGCGGGCCTGATGCCCCGCCGTGCTTGGACCGGCTCGGACCGGAAGTGGCTGGCCGAGAACTATCAGAAGCTCGGCGCCAAGGCATGCGCTGAGCATTTGGGCAACGCGACCGTCGGTGGCGTGCGCGACTTCGCTCAGAAGCACGGCTTCACCCGGCGCGCCGCGGACATCCAGTACCCCCCGTCGGACTTTGTCGACGCCGCGATCCGGCGCTGCCATGCGAGCGGCAGCGCCCAGCCGTGGACTGATGCCTCGCGGCAGGTCGGCCGCCCAGTGCGGTGGGTGCGCAAGCGCGCGGAGGCGCTGGGCCTGCGGGTCCGACGTGAGCGCTCCCCTTGGACGAAGGGCGAGACGGACTTCGTTCTCAAGCGCCTGCACTGGCCGGCTCACCGGATCGCGGCCGAGATGCAGGAGAACGGCTGGAAGCGGACGCTGCACGCCGTCCAGCACTTCCTGCGGAGCCAGGGGCTGCAAAGGAGCGATACGAGCCACATGACCGCTGAAGGGGCGGCCGCAGCGCTTGGCGTCGCCCTGTCCTCGCTGCGGCGGTGGATCGACACGGGGCTACTGATCGCCGAGCGCCGCGACCCGACCCCCGGTGGCTACAAGTCGATCGCCATCGCCGAGGAGGATCTCGCGGCCTTCATCCTCCTCAATCCCGAGCGGATCGATTTCATCAAGATCGAGCGCGCCCGGACCAAGACGTGGTTCCTCGACCTGATCTCCCGCTTTCCGAAGCCGCCATCCAAGATGGACGACTATCTGCGCCGCCAGATCGCGTCGCTGCGCACGTTCCGCCCGGACTTCGACAATGAGCGGATCGCGACGACGCTGGGCGTCGAGGAGAAGACCGTGCGCGAGGCTGTGGCTCACGCACGTGAGATCGAGCGTCAACGCGTCCTCGCGCGCGCGCAGCGTCGCGAACAGAGGGAAGCTGCGTGATGCGCAACCGTCCTGTCACCGGCCCGGAGATCGAGCGCATGCGCGCGATGGCGCGCGATGGCGCCTCGCTGATGGAGATCGCCGAAGCCGTCGGCCGCTCCAACACGGCGGTCCGCAAGCACGCGGGCGACCTGATCCCGATCAGACGCGTGTCGCAGCGGGAGATCGAGCGCATCCGGGCGATGGCTCGGGACGGCGTGCGGCTGACGCACATCGCTAGAGCGGTGAAGCGGAGCCAGGCGGTGATCCGCAAGTATGCCGACGACCTGATCCCGCTCGGGCAACGGCCCGTCGCCGATCTCGAGCGCATCCTCGACTTGGCGCGCGCCGGCCGATCGGTCGCCTTCATCGCGGCCGAAGTGGAGTGCAGCGAGGCGTGCGTCTGGAGGCATACCCGCGCGATCCGAAAGCAGCGTCGCCGCGCCCGACTTGAGCGCCTGCTGCGCGACTACGAACGGGCCGACCCCGGACAGATCCACGCGCTCGCGACGCGCTTCGGGTACGCGAGCGCCGCCTCGCTCAGCGTGACCGTCCACCACATCCGCAAGCAGATGCGCGCCGAGATGAGAGAGGCCGCCTGATGTCCGCCCCCTGCCCCCTCACCCCGAACAAGGCATTGCAGGCGCTTGGGCTGCCAGCGCGAGCTTACAACGCGCTGCGCGCCTGCCTGCCGGACATCACCGTCGAAGAACTCCGCGGCATGTCCGAGGAGCGGCTGATGTGCATCCCCGGCATGGGGCAGCGCAGCGCCCGAGCCGTGGTGGAGGCCGTCACCCCGCCCCCGGCGGACGAGGCCGAGCAGATCGATCGCTGGGTGGCCGGGCACAGGACCCTGCTCCTGGCGCTCGCCCGCGGCGAGGCGCTCGTCCTGCCGCTGAGCAGCTTCATTCTTTCGCAGAGTGCGCAGCAATGAACGCCCGACCCGACCCCTACGCGATCATCGCTGCGCTGCGCGAGGAGAACGAGATCCTGCGCTGGGAGCTGGAGGATCTGCGCGCGACCATTGCGCCGCCGATGACGTTTCCGATCGCATGGCGGCTCACGCAACAGGAGAGCGCCGTGCTGGCGGTAATCCTCGGGGCGAGCCCCGCTGTCGCGACATTCGAGCGCCTGGCTTACGCGATCTACGGCGAGGGCGCGCCCGACACTGCGCGCAACTGCATCGCGGCCTTTGTGGTGCGACTGCGTCGTAAGCTCGCCGCCGCGGGGCTCTGCCCGGCAATCCAGACTACGGCGGGGAAAGGATACCAGATCAGCGCCGCCGATCGGGGTCTCTTGCTTGCAGAGCCGGGCGCTGATGAGCCGCTCTGGTGGGCCACCGCACGCCGCATGCATGCGAATGGCGCGACCTACCCGCAAATCGCTGCCGCATGCCGCAAGCGCCCCGACGCCGTGCGCCGCTTCCTTAACCCGGAGCGGCGGTCCTACGACATTGAGCGGAAGCGCCGAGGGCGCCGGCTCGCATCGGGGAAGGCTGCCTGATGGGCGAGCGCAAGCGCCGGCAGGCCGCCGGCTACGTCCCGCCGCCCCAGTTGACCGAGCGTCAGCGGATCGAGTTGTCGATCCCCGCCGCGCTGGTCGCCGCCCTCGCCTATGCGAACGTGTTCGGCGGCGACGACGCGGAGGAAGTCGAGCGGCAGTCTAAGCACCTGCAAGGGCTCGTCATCGCCGGCTTGACGGAGCCGTTCGCCGATCTGTCCGGCGCTCACAAGCGCCGGCTGATCACCGCCACGACCGATCTGTGCCGGAGTTGCATCGCCGAGATGGGCTGGGAGAACCAGCCCTCGGTCAAGTTCGCGATGAGCTACTACTACTGGATCGAGGACCTGCTGAGCAGAGGCGTCCTTGAACTCGCCGAGGGCTCGGCGATGGGCGAGGCTCTGACGATGCTTCTCCCGATGATGTCCCATGGCTTCGAGCACGAGGCACGGGACGCCAGCGCCCAGAAGCAGGCGCGCAAGCTCCTGCGCTGGCTCCAGGGACGCGGGTTCTATGCCGAGGCGGTGAATGAACGGGAGGCGGCGTGATGCCGCCTCGCACAGCAGGAATTATCTTTTCGTCCCCTCCCTATGCCGCTAGAACTCTAGCAGCATAGGAACATAGCAATGAAAACTGTGAGCTTCGTCAGCCTCAAAGGGGGCACATCGAAATCGACGCTCGCCCGGCACGTCGCCGTGGCGGCGACCCGAGCCGGGCACCGCGTCGTGGTCATGGACTGCGATCAGCAGGCGACGCTCCGCGATTGGGGGCAGGAGCGCACAGGGCCGCCCGAGGTCATCGGGGAGACCTCGACCTCGCGCCGGTACGTCGAGATGGCGTTGGAGAAGCTGCGCAAGGCCGGAACCGACATCGTCTTGATCGACACGCCCGGCGCCTTCGAGGGGGGCTACTCCGCCAACGCCATTGCGCTCGCCGACTTTGTGATCGTCCCATGCCGGCCGACCGGCGAGGACACGGCGACCTTCTGGGAGACCGAGCAGCGCGTGACGGAAGCGCGCAAGCCGTTCGGCGCCGTCATCAGTCAGGCGCCAACTACGACCCAGAAGCCGGCTGTCGACCTGATGGCGCTGTTCGTCGAGAGCGGCGTGCGTGTCTGCCCGGTGCCGGTCCACCTTCGGCAGATCATCGCCAATTCGTATGCAGGCGGCAAAACCGTCTTTGAGGTCCCCACCGAAAGCGAGTCCGACCGCCGCGCCGTTCACGAGATGACCGCGGTTTGGACGTGGCTCGCCGGCAGCATCGGAGTGAAGGCATGAGTGTCCTGAAGGGCCGTCCGCCGCGCAAGGATGCGCCGGCTACAAAGTCGGCGGGCCGCAGCACGCTTCCCGACGACGCCAAAATCACAATCGCGACGCGCGTCACGAACGCCCAGCACACCCGCATGAAGATCGTCGCGGCACAGAACCGGATCAGCGTCGAGGAGGCGTATCGTGCTGCGATTGATGCATATTTACGGAACTTCTAGCTTGCTAGGATGATATAATTATAGGATTATACGCAAGTAGGAACGTAACGGAGGCCACTATGCGCGGCATGTTCGTGGGCGAGTTCATCCCTATGGATGACGAGGAGGCATCGAGGACGGAGCAGTCGGAGAGCGAACTCAAGACCGTCACGACCGCGATCCGGCGCGATCTCTGGAAGCAGTTGAACCTCCTGGCAGTCGAGGAGGAATGCACTATCCAATCGCTGATGAACCTCGCTGTCTGGCACTTGCTCAAGAGCAAGGGCCGTGCGGTCGGTGAGCTGCCGAAGTAGGGCCGCATGCCTACCTGTGGATCAGCGTTGACATCTCGCCGCAGCTCGGCCGACATGGCGGGTCACGGCCGTCTCGCTCTAGCGAGTCGGCCCGGATCAGGAGACCATCGCCGCGAGATAGAGACCCTGAAAAGCCAACAGCCCCTTCCCGGCAAGGAAGAGGCTGCTGAAAACCTGGGGCCGTGTAGGGCCAACCGACAATCCCTACACAGCCACACGACCCCCTCGGGAGTCAAGTCGAAACATATGTTTCGGCCACAGGAGAGGCTTGCCTGGACCCTGGACCGCGGCCCGACAGGGACCGTGAAGGATGAAGTACCGCCTACCGCGCGTGATCGCGCAGCGCCTGACCGAGGCATGCCGGGGCTTGCGGAACGGGGAGGCCGTGATGCAGCTCGCCCGCTTCCTCGCCCGATTCCACACCGCGCCAGGGAAGCTCGGTCGATCCTTCCCCGTGGACCGGATCGCGCTCTCGGCTCACGCCGAGCTGGACCTGTCGGCAGCCCAGATCCGGGGCGCCCTGGCCGTCCTGGAGCGCGAGGGGTTCGTGACCCGCGAGGCCGTCCAGGGATCACCGTATCGCAGGACGGCGGCCGGGCTCCGGCGCAAGCCGACACAGTGGCGGATCGGGGCCGTGTTCGAGGTGCTGTTCGCGGCCCTCAACAAGGCCGTTCTGGCTCGCCGGGCGAAGGTCGAGCGGCGGCTGCTCGCCAGAAAACAAACCCCAGCGAGAGCGGTACTTTCTGGCGAGCAGGTTTTGAGCCCGCTCGACGCCGCCTTGGCGAAGTGGGAGCGGGCCGTCGTCGGACCGAGCGGCGCGTCATGACGGGGGCGCATGGGCCTGCCGTGCCGGAAATCCGGTCGGTTTGCCGACAGCGGGCGCTACGGTTGCGGACTAGGCCCCTTGGCCCTCGAGCGGCGCTTCAGTTCACGCCCGATAGCCTCACGGATCAGGTCAAGCCGCGCCTCGCCTTCCGCAAGCGCGGCGTCGATCTGGTCGGCCACCTCCTGCGACAGCGGCAGCGTCAGGCGAACCGGGTATAGCTTTTTTCTCGGCATGGGCTCTTGTTTCGTACATACGACACGGCTATAACATATATACGAAACGAGGAGAGAGCAACAATGATCGCCTACATCGAACGCGCCGCCGGCAAGACCTTCCAGCTCCGCATCTGCGCCCGGCCCTGCAATGGCGCCGAGTACATGGCCGCTCCGACTGTCGCGGTCGCCGGCAAGCGCGAGGCCAATGCCTACTGCAAGGCGAACGGCATCAAGCCCTGGAATTTCTAAGCGCACCGATGAGGGAGGCGGCGATGACGGACGAAGAGATCATCCGAGACCTTGAACGGCAGGTTCAGTCACTCGCAGATCAGCGCGACGACCTTTGCGCCGAGCGCGCCCGACTGCGCGAGGAACTGGCGTGGTACGGCGAGCAGGCTCGGCTCTGCCGCTTGATCCACAGCGAGGGCGATGCAGGGCGCGCCGCCCTAGACGCCGATGGCGGGAAGCGCGCCCGCGCCGCACTCGACCACAAGATCTAGTGTGTCGGCTTAGCGACCGTTTTTCACGACATCAGGAATGGAGCCTGCCGTGGCTGAGCTTGAGGACTACGAAAACCCGCCCGGCTACGGCGATACCATAGGCTTCGCGCAGGTTTGGCAGCCGATGGAAACGGCACCCAAGAGGCGGGGGGAGATGCGGACATTCCTGCTGATCGGCCGCTATCCGGGCGACCGTGGATGGTCCGACATCTATGCTGGATGGTGGGACGATCACGAGCGCAAGTGGATGCGCTGGCCTCATGCATTCCCGCCGACGCACTGGATGCCCGCGCCGTCGCCGCCCGCAACCTAAGCGACGTGTAGCGAAAGCGACCGTTTTGCCGACAGCGCGCCGGGGCGCCTCGGGAGCCGGCCGAAACGGCCCCGATCCTGTCGGGAAAACGTGTCGGCTTATCATCTGTCGAATAAACGGTATGCGAGAGGGAACCGACATGGACGCCGATGAGATCGGGCGCCGCATCGCCCTGCTGTTCAACCCGATGCCCGACATGAGCGGCAACAACCTCAACCGGCTGCACGGCGAGCAAAGGCGCAGGGTCGAGCGATTGGCCGCCGAGATCGTGGCCGAGCGGAACGAATGGGAGCAGGCCGCGAAGGTCGAGGCGAGCCAACGCCGTGACGCCCTCGCCCGTGCGGAGCGGCTGGAGGCCGAGATCGCCGGCCTGCGTACCGAACTTGAGACTGCCCAAAACACCATCCAGGCGATGGCAGCCCAGATCAATGGCCCCATAGCGCAAGAGGTCGCGCAGACCCAGCGGGAGATTGAAGAGCAGCGAAAGCGCCTGCGCGCCGGTCTCCGCAACCCGACCAAGAGATTTAGCCTGAAGGACTACCAGCCATGACCACCGAGCTACCGGCCGACATCGCGGCGGCGATTGATGCGTTTGATGTCGCCGCGAAGGCTTGGGGGTGGGCGGAAGACATGGGCGTCGGCAGCGAGGCGGATGAAGCCAAGGCCGACCGTGATGCCGCCCGCGCCGCCCTCGACGCCGCCATCCTCGCCCATCTGAACGCCGCCGAGGCTGAGCGGGATGAGTGGAGACGGCGCTACGGCCTTTCCACTAACAAAGCCCTTGATGCCATCTCAGACCGAGACGCCGCCCTCGCCCGTGTGGAGCGGTTGGAGCAGGCCGCCAAAGCGGTCTTGGCCTACGTCGATGGCCTGCGGTTCGCCGACGATGTGGAGCCGGTGCAGTGCTACCGCGATCTGCGCGCCGCCCTGACCGACACCGAATGATGGCGGAGACGGTAGAACCTAGCCGAGGGGATGAGATGGACGCGATCACGCCGCGGAAGTGGACCAAGCCGTCAACCAGGGCCGAGACGGCGCCCGCTCGCTTTCATGCGAAGTGGATCGGCGAGCCCAACAGTGGCTGTTGGCTGTGGGAGGCAGGGCTGGCCGGAAACAGCTACGCCAGTATGCATGACGGTGAGCGGATATGCGGCGCGCATCACTTCTCATATCGGCTACATCACGGCTCCATCCCGAAAGGCATGTACGTCTGCCACTCCTGCGATACACCGATTTGCGTGAACCCGGATCACCTCTTTCTTGATACGCCGGCCGGCAACATGAATGACGCGCGCAAGAAGGGGCGGTCCGGACGGGTTATATTCACTGGAACCATCCGCTGGACTTAAAAGAAAAAGTCGTGGCCGATCAGCGCTCCTATGCTAAAGTCGCAGAAGAGTTTGGGCTAACCCCGTCGCAGGTTAAAAACATAAAGCTAAAAGCATCAAGAGATATTCGTAGGAAGCGCCTGCAAGAGCTAAAAGATGAGGCCAAAAGATTGCGTGATGCTCTCATTTACTTTTCCGAAATGGACGCCATGAACCCACCATCAGGCATCCGGCCGGGTGACTGGCTTGCCGGCGTCACGAGCGCGCGGGCCGCCCTCAAGGGCGCCGAGTGAGACGGTAGAGCCCATACCAGGGAGGAAGCGATGAATGGCTACAAGCCCGTGAGCCTGGATGAGGTGCTGGCCCGGCTTCCGCCAGAGCGTCGGCAGAAGGTTGAGGAGCGCGCCCAAGCGCTGATCGCGGAAGCGAACGGCGCCGTCGCATTCCCGCCCAGTCTCGCCGAACGAATGATGGACCTCACGCGGGATATCGAAGTCGATTTGGATGCCCCAATCGACGGCCCTGTTTCGATCTAGTTCGATTTCTGGGATTACGGACGTTTCGGCAAGTAATTTTCAGGGAGAACAAGTTATGCCGGTCAGTCTTGGAACATTGCGCGAGATCGCAGACGACTTGGAATGTCTAGGCCAGGAAACAGACGCGGCGGCTGTACATGACGCAATCGCCGAAATCTCCGCCCTACGCGCCGCGCAAGTTGGGGCCGGTGATGGGGCCGAGAATGAGCGCGTTCGGCACCTGAAGCGCGGCACCGAGTACGAGGTGCTGTACCGTGGCGTTGAGCTTCAGATCTCCTATGCGCCCGTCATGGAAAGCAGCAAGCTCGCGATCTACCGGGGCGCCGATGGCAAGCTCTGGGCCCGCGAGGAGCAGGAATTTGACGATGGAAGGTTTGTCACTGTTAGGGCACGTGTTGGGGCCGGCGAGCGTCAAGCAACGGCGCCGGCCTGATACTTCAAGGGCTTAACAAGCATTCGGAAATTCTGGGATTTCCGCATACCAAGGGGAGGACGATGCAGAACGTTGACAATCCATGGGCGCACAAGCCGCTCGCGCGGTTCAACCCGACCCGCACCGACAACCTGCGGCCCGAGTGGCAAGCCGTTGTCGGGCAGGTCACGACGTGGCGATACGCCGGCACACAGGACGAGGGCCAAGCCTACGCCGGGCAACAGACATGGCAAGCGGCCGACGATAGCGGCTTCCCGTTCCATTGGGTGCCCGCCGAGGATCTTGAGGAGGTCGAGAGTTAGACGGAAGCGATCTCCGCCATCAGGAAGGATCAAGGCATGAGCATGGAATGCGGCCGTTGCGAAATCAGCCTGCGGGTGACGGAGTTGATCAAGAGCTGCGACGAGAAGGACTGCCCGTTCCGCCGCCTGGATCAGGATCGGATCGTTGGACCGCAGGCAAAGCCGCTGTCGGAACTGAGCTTCCGCGAGATGGCGACGCACTACAGCGACGGCGACGAATAGGGCGGAGGGGGCAGCGTCCGTGAGCGATTGGCAGACACGAAAGCGGGCCGGCTATCCGATCCGCGAGGATTGGGAAGCCGGGCGATGCCTCGGCCCCGACGATCTCGCAAGTCTAAGCGACGGGGAGCGCGTGTCCGTTGTTTGGGGCGGCGGGAACGGGCCGCACGTTTACACGGCCAAGAGCGAAGGCAGGCACGTTCTAGCCTGCGCCGATGGCGTCGAGCCGGGTTATCCCGGCGACCTATACTCACCGGCCTTTGCCGGGGCTCGCGGCCTCATCCTATGGGCGGAACGGGCCGAGTAGCGGAGGGGGCATCCGCCATCAGGGAGAAAGCCATGAGACCCATCAGCTACGAAGTACTCGGACGCCCTGTCACGATCTCACAGCGGCTCGCAACGCTGGATGCGAAGCTCGCTGCCCTTGAAGTCGGCAAAGCGAAGATGGTGGCAACGTCGCATTACGGTGAGCGCGAGTGGCTTGAGCGCCGCGCCCGATACGTCGCCGAGCGCGAGGAACTGCAACAGCGCATCGCCGCAGAGAATGGCAACCGGTGATAGGGCTTCCCTTATCACCTGCTCAGATTAACTCAGAGGGAACACAGATGCCGAAGTTCAGGAAGAAGCCGGTCGAGATCGAGGCGGTGCAGTTCAACCCGAACGCCCGTCCGTGGCACGAGATCGAGATGCCGGATGGGGTGCGGCATACGAGCTACGGAGAGGTTTCCCGGCTTTCCGGCGGGACAAGCGGATGCTCGGCGCATGAGCCTTATTGGGATTGGTCCGTCTGCGGCGTCGTAGAGACGCTAGAGGGCAACCATCTGGCGATCCCTGGCGACTGGATCATCACCGGGGTCAAGGGCGAACGATACCCATGCAAGGCCGACATCTTCGCGGCCACCTACGATCCCGCCTAGCCGCCAGCCGGTGATAATCGCCCATTATCGGGCCCCGAAATCGGGAGCGGCTTCCGTGCTGAGCCCGACCGCAGAGACAGAAAAACCCGCCAGGCGATTAGGCCGGGCGGGTTCGGATTTCAGCTTCGGCCGCGATTGTCCTTGCCGAGTCCGCGCTGGACCATGGCGAGCAGGATCAGGAGGCTCGCAATCGCGTGCGCGAGATGGCTCTCGCCGGTCTCCGGGTCCTTGTCCTCGCCGCGCAGCCACGACGTCAGGTGACGCAACGTGGCGTTCCAGTAGCGCAGCCACTCGGTGCCCTTCTCCCAGTTGTTGGCTCCGTACTTCTCCGAGCCGTACTCAAGCACGCGGCTGACGGAGGCCAAGGCATCCCACGGGATCAGGTCGAAGGTCGGCTTGCCGGAGTCGTCTTTCTTGAAGGCCCCTTCCGGCATCGGGATCGGCTCCGCGCCGTCGAGCAGCTCGGACATCTTGTATCGCTTGGTCACGCGACCCTCGCAAACTTGCCATTCATCGTGATGTCCGCCTGATGGCGCGCGGCGACCGCTTCTTCCATCGTGTCGAAGCGCCCGAGATGATAGCGCTTCCAATCCTTTTTGATGTAGGCCATCCACTTCTGACGACCTCGGTCAAAGTGGACGCCCTTCACGCCTGACTTGTTGCTCTTCGGCGCAGGGCGGTTGAAGCTGTTCTCGGAACGAGATGCCTCTCGCAGATTGGCGATCCGATTGTCGCCTTTGTCGCCGTTGATGTGGTCGGTGTCGACGCTCGGCAAACAACCGTAAACGTAGAGCCACGCCAGGCGATGCTCTGGGAATGTGCCGAACCCGGCGATGGCGATCATCCGATAGCCATAGGCGTTGACCCAGCAGGCGCGCTGGCCGGCATAGCGATCATTCCACTTCCTTACGGTCGCCAACTCCCGGCGGGGCGCCCCCTCCTCAAGAGGGCGGAGACGCCAAGTGAAAACCCCGGATGTCGGATCATACTCAAGCCTGCCCCAGAGCAGGGCTTGGCTTGGCGCCCTACGAGTACATTTCCCTGAGTTCGAGGACATCGTAAAATCTGGCTCCGACTAACTGGCAATCCCGGATCGTGAGATCGACTATACCATAGGTCCAGCCAGCAGTACCAGTAGTATAATCCTCGACCACCCCCCAAGGCATAGCTGTACCGAGATTGCAGACCCCAATGCGGTTGTCGTCACCGATCTTCGGAACCTGCTTGAACCGGAAGCGATGATCGTGCCCCCACACCAGCGGGAAGGTGAGATCGTTGGCGATCGTGTTCTCAGAGTGCTTGCCGCCGTAGGGCTTTCCGACGAAGTTGATCGGAACGTGACAGAACCCGACGCCGCCGATCTTCACGATCTTGCCGTAGGCGTGCGTCTGCCAGCGGTAGCGCGCGAACAACTGCTCAATGCGGAGCGGCAGATCACCCGCGACGTGCGGCTCTGCGTCTGCCCAGCGCCAGGCCCGGTGGCAATGATTGCCCAACGTCAAGGTCTGATGGACGCCGTCGGGCGCGTAGCGATGGAAGGCGTCCAAGCTGTCCTCGCCCGCCTCCAGATCTTCGGTGAATGAGGGGCGCTTGGCGTCGCGCTTCGAGCCCTTCACCTCATGCGCGGAGCAGCTATCCAGCGAGAGCCAGTCCCCGATCTGCACGTAGCCGTCAGGGCGCGTCGCCGCGGCGTGCCTGCCGGCCAGCAACATCGTCTCGGTCGAGCGACCCGGCTTGGCGTGGACGTCGCCGATCCCAAGGATCCGCATCGTCTCGCCGTCACGGGGCGCCGGAGCGACACGGGGGCGCGTCCAGACGTAAGGTGCGGCGACAGGCTCCGGCTTTGCCCGCGGCGCTTCTGGCACAATGATCGGGTCAGCCTTGGCCGCCAGCGACCAGTCCGGCGCGAGGCCGAAGCGATGGTAGTGACGCCCTGGCACGTCCGGCGTGCCGACGCGCTCCCGAAAGCCGTTGCGGTCGACGCCGAGTTGGCGCGCCGCGACACGGATTGCGGAAGGCTTGGTCGAGCAGAAGCCCAGACCGCACCCTTCAGCCATGGCAGCATTCACCGCTGCGATCTCGCGCATCGCGAGTTCGCGCGCCCCGTCGACCTCGGCCATCAGGCTTGCGTCCTTTAGAGGAGATTGAGTTTGTGTGCGATGGCGGTCGCGCCAGCGCCGATGAGGCCGATCCACGTCGTGATCAGACGGCGGGTGGCCCAGCGTTGATTGTCTTCCAGATCCTTGATCCGCCCCTCGTTGGTGCGGATGCGCTCGTGGACGCCCCCGAACCGCTCGGAGATCTCGGCGCGCGGGACGAATGTCTGGAGGGAGTTGCGAATGGCGTGACGCCACTCCTTGCTCTCGCGCTCCTCCGCCTCCTGGGTGGCGATGAGCCGAGCGACGGAGACCCGCAGCTCCGTCAGGATGGCGTTGTTTTCCGCCGTCGCCTCAAGCTGCGCTTGCAGCACCTCCGGCAGGTGCGGGGTAGTGTTGGGCACGGGGGCGGTCCTTCGCCGTAAGAGGGGGGTCGGCGCTCAGTGCCCGCCGTCGTTGGGTTTCTCGCCCATGAGGATGCCGAGCAGCGTGCAGACAGCGGTGCCGCCCCAGAGGTACGATTGCGCGGCAGCCGGAGCGCCGGCCGACAGCGCGCCGAAGGCGGCCGCGAGCGCCGCCCAGGTGCTGGGCTCTTTCAGTCGAGCGATCATTTTCCGAAGATCCTGCGATAGGCGGCGACGCCGCCCGCGATGCCTGCGCCGGTCATGATGATCTTCACCTCAAGATCATCGAACGGCGCCGGGAGCTTGGCGATCTGCCAGTTCAAATGAAAAATCGAGTCAATGATGATCGCCGCGAAGTGCAGGCTGCACAGTGCGAACACTTCCGGCAGCATCCAGACCGTCCACGCGCTCTCGGCGAGCTGCGCCCGCTCGCTGGCTGCGAGCTTCCGCACCTCGACCTGCGCGGCGATCTGCGCCTGGGCGACGGACACGTCCGCGCCGACGTTCTGGCCGTTGGTCAGGACCGCGTTGTTCGACTTCGCGGTGAAGTAGTTCATGACGCTGGAGACCAGCGGCCCGACCGCGTTGAAGACGATCCCGAGGATGGCGAGCATCAGGCGGCCTTTCTGGTGAACAGCGCGCGGACGCGGGCGAGGATGCCGGGGGCGGGCGCCGTGGCAGAGGTAACCTTGGCAACTTCGGCAACCGCAGCGACCGGCTTCTTGTCGCCCCGGCGGGCATAGACCTTGGCGCCATCATAGGACGCGAGCGCCGCCTGATCCCGCTCGCCCTGTCGGCGCGCGATGATCGCGGCCGGCTTGTTCCACATCAGTAACGCCTCGATCGCGGCCGGCAGGTTGCCGGCGTTGGCGAGCCGGACGACGCTGGAATGCGCGAAGTTGGCCGGGCCGACGTTGTAGCAGAGGCTCACGCAGGCATCGAAGAACGGCTGCGGCACCGGCTTGGCGAGCGCCGCCCGGACCGGGGCGACGTACTTCTCGACAGCCTTGGCGAAGAGCGCGTCGCTCTGCGCAGCCGTGATCTTGAGGCCGGGCGTGACCGTGATCAGACCGGACGCCGTCGTGATCCCGACCCCGATCGTAAGGACCCCCACGGAGTCGCGATAGGCGGTCAGCACCTCGCCTTCGCGCGCCTTGAGGGCCGCGCGGCCGATCGGGGACAGATCCATGTCAGGCTCCGAGGATGGTCAGGATGAGGGCGACTGCGGCGCTGGAGCCGGCGGCGACGCCCCACTGCTGCGCGTTGGAGATGTCCCACTTGAAGATGAACTCGGCGCCGAGCCACGCCATCACGCCCGAGGTCGGCGGCGTCATGTGCTTCAGGTCGTGCTCGCGCTGTCCGGCCTCGCGTCCGTAAAAAAACGTGCTCACGATCAGCGCGGCGATGATCTGGCCGTGCGCAACGTGGACGAGGCCGAGCACGGTCGAGATGAGCAGCGTGTAGGCCGCCGCGAGCAGGGTATGCGTCACCAGCGGCCGGGCGAGGAGCCACGTGATCGGGTTGGTCATGACACGACCTTTCGCCGCGGTCGCCGTTGGGCGACCACGGTTGCTCTGGTTGCGGGAAAAGGATGGGGTGTTGTGGCGCCTAACCGACGCGGGCGAACTCGCCAATCTCAATGCAGATCCGGCAGATCCGGAGCCCGTGGCTTGCTGGTCTACACGTGAGCCCAGCCCTTCCCTCTACGGATGCTCTGGATCAGGCTGATTGACACGCCAAATCGGCCAGCCAGATCTTTGCTAGATGATCTCTTGTCGAAGGGGTGCTCACGAATGAGGCGCACCGCTTCTTCATTTAACTTTGAGCGTTTATGGAGGCTGCCTAGAGGACGGGTTCCGGCCGCTGTTTTGTCGGCCTCGTTCTCGATCTGTGTCGCCCAACGGAGATTGTCGGGCCGGTTGTTGCTCCGGTCGTTATCTTTGTGCGCGGCGTGATGACGGGACGACGGTGCGCAGCCGTGAAAGGTCTCGCAGATAAGGCGATTGAGCCTTACGGCGCAGAGTTTACCGTCCCGCCTAACCCCGACCTGCCAGTAGCCGGATTTTCGCTGGATCGGCTTCAGCGGTCGGCCCGCCGCTGTATTGATGGAGGCCGTTCGACGCCGGACCCGTCCGAACGAGGACGCTTCGTAATCCGGAAACGCCGGGCAGATGCGCCACTCCTCGTCGTGGCGCTCATCTGCTTGCGCATGGGTTTGCGGGCGTGCGAAAGCATCGTCAGCCATTCACCTGCTCCATAGGTGGCTGGTTAGGGGCATGTCGCTGTTACCAGCAGCGACATGCCCCGCTCTTATACCCTTTTTGTTCTCACCTGTCTCTAGAGATCGGCCCGAAGCGACGGTCGTATTCGACCGTCCAATCCGGCATGAACCACGCCTGACCTTCCGCGGGGGTGATCTCGCCGGAGCAGACGAGGCGCTTGCAGAGCCCCTCCAGACGGTTCTTGTCTTTCTGGTTGTAGGGACCGGCGCCTTTCTGCGGAAACAGGTTATCGACCACGTCCGCGCCGCCGCATTCGAGTGGGATGACATGATCGACGGCGCACCCGACATTACCTGCGCACCAGCCGGACTTGTGAGTCTTCAAGCCGTACAGCCGATAGACGCCGTTTTTCTCGGCGGCCGTCGTGTGTCGGCGCTCGCTCGTCTTGTGATGGCAGATGATGTCGAGATCCTGCGTGGCGGCCCGGCCCGGGGTCAGCTTCGGGTCCGGCCGGGTGCCGTCGCTGTCGGCCACTGCCAACGCAGAGCTGGAGAGCGCGCAGGCGAACGCCAGCGCCGCCAGGAAGCGGTTCATCGGGCTCTCTCGGGTAAGGGGAGGCCGGGCGCTCAGCCGCCCGGCGTCAGATCACCCGCCCCCGCCTTGGTGTGCGGGGAGCGGGAGGCAGGTTATGGCGCCTGATAGCACTGCGTTGAGGACGTGCAGACGAAGACAGCGTGACCGCCGTTCGCGAGTGTGATCGGGTTGTTCGTCCCGGCGCTCTCGATCTGCGCCCCTGTCATCGGGTAGACGTTGATCGTCGTGCCCGAGCGGTTGAAAACCTCTTGGCGCTGTCCAACCAGGGAGTAGAGCAAGACACCGCCCGTCCCGGAAGTGACGACGCTGATGTCGTTGCTCAGAAGAGTCGCACCCGCCTGCGTTGTCCCCGCGGCTGCTATCGTGGCATTCGTATACTGCGTCCGACCTTTGAACGTCGTAATGCCGGTGATTGTCGCGCCGTTTGAGACGGTGAAGCCGCCCTGCACCTGAACGGGGGAGGCGCCCTGCCCGTACAGGTTCAAGGGAACGTTTGTATCGGAACCGGCCGCCTTGATTGCAGGGCCAAACCCCGCCCCGGCTGCCTGTACATAGACGTAGTTTGCAGAGGCGGTGCCGGGGTCCGCGATATAAAGACCCGTGCCGTTCGTAAGGTTGCCAAGCGTCAGAGACCCGTTGGCAGCGGCCTTGAGAGACGGCGCCGCGACAGTCTGTGAGAACGTGCCGCCTCCAGTCACGTTCAGCCCACTGAGCACCTGAACAGGTGAAGCGCCCTGTGCTTGCAGATTGAGCGGAACGTTTGTATCGGAACCGACCGCCTTGATGGACGGACCAAAGCCAGCCGTCGCGGGCAGCACGGCAAGGTTATTGGCAACAGCGCCGCCGGCATCGTTGACGGTTAGGCCGACACCATTCGAGTTGCCGAAAGAGACGGCGCCCGTTCCAGATGCCGACAGGCTGTTGCCGGTGATAGCACCGCTATCTCCAAGCCGTACCGCACCGCCATTGTAGGACAGCCCGGCCTTTCCGCTGTCATACGTCAACGTTTTCCCAAAGCCAGAAAACGCAATGACCTGCCCGGCGCGAAGCGTTGCAGCGTAGGGCGCAGTATCCCCCGTCGCGTTCAGGACGATGTTGTGCTTCCCATCCACCCGGAGCGCGCTGTACGCCGCCGTCCCGAGATGAATGTCGTTGTCTGAAATCAGGTTGTCGCCAGAAAACAGAACGCCGTCATGCACCATCGCGGAATTGGCGCTGTAGGCTACCGCGGTCGTGATGTTGGCCGGCGGCGCGTCCGTGATCGTCAGCGTGTTGGCGTCAACGTAGTTGACCCGGTAGGTGGTGCCATTGATCGTAACGCGGGTGATGGCGGCCGTGAACGAGTTTCCGGAGACGCGGGCGACGGTCGTGCCGGAGGTTGTGACGGTCCCGCTGAACCCCTGCGTAAATCCTGCGCCGCCATAGATGTATGCGGTCCCTGGATAGGCAGCGATGCCGTTCAGGAAGATGTGGGCGGCAATGGCGCCAGAACCAGCGGCGGCGTCCATGTTGAAGTTGTTGACGTCATACTCGACACCGTAGCTCTGGACACTGCCGGAGCCGGGCGCGACGTGCAGGTCAATGTTCTGGCCCCAGGTGTAGGCGGGTCGGTTTCCCGAGGCGTCCGGCCGTTGGCGAACGCTGATAAGCTGGCCGGTGGTGTTGACCGATCCGTCCGGGGCGTGAGCGGCACTGTAAGGGCCGCCGACCACATCGAGGTTGATGAACTGGCCGTTAGCCTGCACCGCATTCGCGCCGTTGCCCTGCGCCTGGATAAGGCTGCCGGTCATGACGTTCGAAGACGGGTTGCCGCTGGCGTCCTTTGCGGCGCCGCGCGTCGGGTAGATCAAAAACGCCTGCGACGGCGAAGACCACACGCCCCAGCAGGACGGCTGCCAAGACAAGGTGCCGTCTGTCGCGAATGCCCCGGCCGTGGTCGCGCACCCGGAAGGAGAGGTCGCCGTGACGCTGTTGGCCGTCACGCTGTTGAACCGCGGGTTCAGCGACGCCTGCGCCTGGGCAAGCGTCGGCAGCGCCGCGAGGATGAGGGCGAGCAGGATGCGCATGGGGACCGGATGTTGGGGATGTAGGGGCTCCCCGCGGTGAGGCGGGGAGCGGGAGGCAGTTAATGCGACATCCACGAGGCGCCGTCGCAGTAGGCCAGCGCTCGCGCCGTGCCGCCGCCCGTGAGCGCGCCGCGATAGGTCGGTGCGGTCGCGTCGGTGACGACCGCGATGCCGTCTCGGTTCGTCGTGTTGCAGGTTGGCAGCGTGGCGACCGTGTAGGCCGGCGGATGGGGCAGTTGCTTGAACACCCAGGCGGATGCGGTAGCGTAGCCGACCTCCGTGCCGCCAGTTCGGAAGCTGATCGCGCCGCCGGCCGGCACGTTGAGCAGCGTGTTGCTCGCATCGCCATAGAGGGCATAAGCGTTCGATCCGGTCGCAAAGGCGATGGAGGTTGAAGCCGCCATGCTCACGGAACCGCTGAGAGTGACCGGGCCGAGCAGGGACCAGCCGCCGGTTGTTGCCGAGCCGACTGAGGTGTTCCCGACCCGGAACCCCAGCGTCGCGCTGGTTGGCGCGTTGAGGATCGTATTGCCGGCGTCGCCGTAGAGCGCGAAGTTGCTGGCGCCTGTCACGAAGCCGATGTTCGATGTCGCCTTCATCAGCAGCGGCTCTGTAACGCTGGCAATCGCCGCACTGCCGCCGTCCGTATACCGGCCTGACTGATAGGTGCTCTGTACTGTCGAGATCTGCGACGACGTTAGCGCCGAGAGGGAATAAGCGGTCGTTGATGCGAGATCCTTGCTGGTCGAGATTGTGGCGTTGCTCGCGTTCTCGGCCTTGAGGAAGTTGGCTTCATTGGCCGTGTTGGTGGTGTTGTTCGCGGCGGCGGTGCCGACATCGAACCGCGCATACGAGCCATAGAGCCTATACCCAGATAGGCCGTTGCTCTCCGCGTCGGTGGAGTAGAACCCGAGATCCGAGTTGATGCCGTTGTAGCCGTAACCGCCGTTCTGATCGGCGCCGGTCGAGACGAACGACGTGGAGTTCATTTTCGTGACTTGCCAGCCATCTCCGGTGTTGTGCGACGCTTCGGAGTTGATCACCGCCAGGGTCGTGTACTGCCCCGAGCCGGTAGAGGTCAGGCCGTTGCCGCCGTTGAACTCGGTGAGCGATCCGCTGATCGTCGTCAGATAGGTGTTCGGGAGATTGAACCCGTCGCCGCCGTTGTAGGCCACCGTGACCCGCTCGATATGCGACTGCACGAGCGGCAGATTGATACCGTGCCTCGGCGCCCGCTCAATTTGCAGGTCGGACAGACCGAACATCTGCACGGCAGACGACGCGCCGCCGAACCCGTCCGCGCCGGCCGGTGCTCCGACGAAATCGAGGACCGTGCCAGCCATCGGGGGCTGATAGGAGAACTGCTGCGGTCGCCCAGCGCCGACGAACCGCGTGCCATTGACGGGGGTGATGGTCGCGTTAATCCGGCAGATGCCGGCCGGCACGCGAATGAGGCGACCGAGACTGGCCGCCGCCTGGAACGCCGCCGCGTCATTGGTGCTGCCGTCGCACTTGGCGCCGAAATCCTTGACGCTGAGCGCATCCGCAGCGCGATCTGCCATAGCGCGCGCCGAAGTGGCGCCCGTCGCCGTGGCCTTGACCCCAGCCGACCCATCGCCCGCCAGCGTATTGGCCGTGAGGCTGTTGACGGTCGGCGACGGCAGCGACTGAGCGAAGGCAGCCGACATGGGCGCCAGCGCAAGCAGTGCCGCGATGAAACTCGTGCGCATGGATAGCCTTCAGGATTTCGAGAGCATGCCGCCGTTCCACCAGAGCTGCCCTGGCGTGGGTGGCAGGCTGGTCGGAAGCGTGGTCAGCATGGATGTGACGAACGCCGCGAGGCCGAGAATGTCGGAGACGTTGTGCTGGTGGCTGAGCGGCGCGGCGTTCTGGGCGCCGCCCATCAGCCACGACAGCACCTCAACCACATCCGTCGCCTGGATCGGGTCGGCGAGGGTGACGTAGATCCCCGACGTCGCCGTGTAGGCGCTCGTCGGCAATTTGCTGCCATTCAGGAACACGAGCGGCGTGCCGGGCGTGTACGGCGCGACCGTGATGGTTGTCTGCCCAACGGCGGCATTTCCGTCGGCAACGCTGAAGCGCTGGAATGACGGCGTTGCCAGCGCGCTGGCAGCAGCCGCGCCCATCGCCTGGCGCTGAGAGGCGGCGTCGGCGACGTTGAGCGCCTTGAACTGAGCGCTGGCGTCGGTGAGGGCAGAAACCGTCGTCGGGCCTGGGATGCCCTGCGGTCCCTGTGGACCTTGGGGCCCCTGCGGACCAGTGGCCCCAGGCGCGCCCGCCGGGCCCGCCGGGTTGATCTGCGTCGAGGTCGCGGCCGGGTTCGCGTCCTGCCCGTAGAGTGCAAAGCTCGTCAGCATTACCGCGTCACCCCGGCCGTTACCGTCACGCTCGCGGGGCCGCTGAGCGCCATGAGATTGATCGGGCCGCCGTCCGCGGCCGTCGCCACGATGTCGGTCACCAGCGCGCTGCCGCCGGTCGTCTCGGGGAGCGCGCCGAGGCTCGAGGCCGGCACGTAGGCCGACAGCACGCCCGTTGTGCCGCCGTTAATCAGCAGCCCGTTGTCCGTCGACATCTCCAGCAACACGCCTGTGTCGCTCGCCGTGGCGCGGATCTGCTGCCGAAAGCTGATCCCGGTCAGGTCGAGCGGCATCACTTGGAAGGTGATGCTGTTGGCGGCCGCGGTCTGGGTCACGTTGGCCGAGAGCGTCACCGACGTCGTCGATGGGATCGCCGTGATCGTCGCCCCGGCCGGGATGCCGTAGCCGGACACCTTCTGCCCGGTGACGAGGCTCGTCACGGTCACGGCCGGCAGGTTCGACAGAGTCGCGCTGCCGGCCGTCGTCGAGGCCGTCGCGACCAGCGGAACCTGCGGCCCGCTCGGGGCGGCGATCACGAATGAGTAGGTGAACGCCGCGTTCTTCACGAACGCGAACGCCGTGCGCGCGCCGTCGATCTGAGGCAGGAGAGAGATTTGGGTCACGGAGCGCCTCAGAGGGACTTAGATGGGCTCGGCTCGGTCGGTGCGCGGGCTGCATCACCCCGCGGGCGACAGGGCCGCGAAGACAGCATCGATCTGCGCGAAGGTCGTGATCGTGGCCGGGCTAGCGTTGATGCCGGCGTCCACCTCGGCCTCTGCCGCAAAGCACGCCTGAACGTGGGCGCCGACGGCGAGCGCCACCGCCTTGAACTGGTCTGCCGTGAGTGTCACGAACCCGGTCGTCGCCTTGTAGGAGACAGACTCCGCGCCGGACGCCTGCACGTAGGCGTAGGCGTTGCCGATCATCGCCTGACTGCCGCGGTCGGTGGCGATCGGGGCGCCGTTGACGGTGATGCCGCCGGTCTCGACCTCGAGGCGCTTGGCGGCTGCATAGGCCAGCAGCGCGGACGCGGCCGGCGCCGGATCGGGAAGCGCCAGCACCGCCGCAAGGTCGTCGTCGGACGGCTTCGGGCCGAGCAGACCCTCATCCCACTGGAACGCGGTCGCGCCGTCGTCCGTCACCAGGAACGCGGCCGAGCGCGCGAAGTCGTCCACCGACATGCCGAGCGCGGCGGCGTAGTGCTCTGCGAGGTTCATCGGGCCTCAGAGGATTTTGGTGAGGGTCAGGGAGAAGTTCTTGGCGTTGGCATTGCCAAAGCCGTTGGCGTTCACGCCTGCGGTGGGCTTCAGGATATCGCCGGCCGCGAGCACCACGATGCCGTTGGCCTGCGCGTATTCCTGCCAGATCCCGGAGCCGGCGGCGTAGTAGGCGGTCTTGCCGTAAGCGGCGGACGTGCCATTCTTCAGGACGTAGATTTGGCCGTCGTTCGATCCCGAAGTGGTCACGTTGGTGTTGAGTTCGCCGAACATGGAGATCGAATAGAGACCAGGCGTGACGACGGTAAAGCCGCTTGAGCCGTTATTGGTGAAGTCCGGCGTGCTGGCGTCCGAGAATATCAGGGTCGTAAAGGTGTTGCCGTTCGTAACCGCCTGTAGAGCGAAGTTGGAGAACGTCGTGATCTTAACGTTGGACAGCAACTGTTGCGTGATGCTGGTGAAAGTCTCTGACGGTGCCGCGCCAGCGAGGCGAAAGGCAACGCCATCGTAGAAGATCTCGCGCCACCCCGCGGGGATGTCGCCGACGGCGGGCGCGCCGCCTCCGCGCAGCAGGATCGACTTGTTGCCAGTCCCGTTGATGTTGATCACCGGGCTCGTCGTCGTGTTGGCGTTCGCGAACTTCACGAAGACGCGTTGCCCGGTGACCAGCGTTCCGGTGTTCGGGATGAGCGCGACGACGTAGTTGTTGGCCGTGCCCGTATCGACGCCGTAGGTCCACACCCCGGACTGGATGCCCGCCGGGATGCCCGGCAGCGTGGCGGGGATGAACGGCGCGGTCGAAAGCTGGACGATCTGGCCGGACGTGATCGCGGTCTGGCCGTTGACCAGCGTGATCGTGTACAGGCCGACGTTGCCGACGTCGGGCGACGGCGCGGTCTGCGAGCCGGTGGTCGCGGCCGCGCCCGCCTTGAGCGAGACGACGCACTTCGACTGGCGAGCCGTCAGGGTCGCGTTGCCCGAGTTGTTCGGGCCGTTGTAGGGCTGGGCCGGGTTGGCCGCGTTGTAGAACGGGACCGTCGTCGTCGTGTCGGAGTCAGACTGCGCCGCTTGGATCAGGTAGGTCTGGCTGTAGCCGGGCGTGCTCGGCGGCGTCAGGGTCAGGGTAACGCCGGGCTCCTGAAGGATGCCCTGCTTGATCGTGGCGTTGGTATCGGTGCCGAGGTCGCTGTAGGCGACGCCGTCGATCGCCGCCGTGGTCATGATTGAGCCGCGCCCGACCACCACCGAGAGCGACGGGACCGTCGTCGGCGAGCAGGCGAGGCCCGACACGACCGTGCCGCCCGCGCCCATCACAGCCTCGAGCGCGTAGCCGAGGCCGACGAGCTTGGACTTCTCCATCCCCAGGAGCTGAGCGTTGGGGATGAGCTGCCCGGTCTGGAAAGCCTGACGATCCATACGAAAATCCTCGCGCGCACGCGACCGCGCTGCGGGGCAGCCGGTGGGGCGAATGCAGTGGGAAGGGGATTAGGAGATCTTCACCCAGGCGCGGACGCCAGCCGCGACGGTCTTGAGTGTGGTCGCGTAGATCTCGGCGTTGGAGACGCCGCCCGTGCGCTGCGACCCGATGAGGGCCAGCGCGCCGACGCCGACGCCGCCCGCGCCGGTTCCGATGCCGGCGACGTTCGGCACGCCGGAGTAGCCAGGACTCTTGACCGTGACGAACACCTGATCGGTCAGGTCGAGCGACCCGATCGGGGCGCCGACGCCGACGCCGAACGTGTAGCCGAGCGCCGCGCAGTCACCGGGGTTCCACGGCTCGATCAGCGTCGGCGCGCTGCCGGTCAGATCTTGCAGCGCTTGGGAGACCGCCGCGCGTGTGTTGCGCGGCCGGATCAGTTCCGCCGCGATCCTGGGGATGTAGCTGTCGTCGGTCTCGCCCGTGCGCCGCGGCAGGCCCTTGCCGAAGTAATCCAGCGCGAACAAGTCGACGAAGATGCCCGACGATGTCGCGAGGCGGGACTGCGCCAGGACGAAGGTGTAGAGGCTGTAGGCCCAGGAGACCGGCGCGCCGAGGGCGGCCAAGACCGCGTCCCGAACCGGCGCGTCGCCGCTGCCGAACCACGAGGGCGGGAGCAGGCTCCGCAGGCGGCCCGGCATATCAGGGAGTGCCATGCGGGCCTCTTAGGGGCTGGTCGGGTTGACGGCGATGGCGTTGGCCTTGATCGTCTGGCCGATGGTCGGCACGAGATCGGCCGTGCCGCTGTTCAGTGAGACCGAGGACACGTTGGTCACGCCGGCCGATGCCTCGTAGGCGATCTGCTCAAGACGCGTGTACCGAAGCGTCGTGCCCAGGCCGAGGCCGTTGATGTACGTGGTCAGGGCCGCGCTCACGGCGGACGAAACCGCCGGGACGTTGTAGGTCGGGTCGACGTTGATCGCGATCTGGACGTTGGCGGGCACCAGCGTCGCCCCGAACACGCCAACCCGCACCCCGAAGGCGCGATACTGGTTGACCGCAGCGCCCGCCGCCGTGACGACCGACGTCGGCGGATTGCCCGAACCGTCATCCACGAAGATGCAGTTCATGCCATCGGTGGGTGTGCCGTTGGGCTGCTGGAACTCCGCGAAGGACGACTGGAGGTTCAGCCCAAGCGCCGAGATCGCGTAAGCCAGCGCGCCCCGCGTCGCCTTGGACAGCGAGGCGATGTAGAAGACGAACCTGGCTTTGACGGCGTTGTCACTTTCAGCGGCGGCGCCGTTTGTGAAAGCGACCGTGTTGACCACCGCGTCGATGCCGGAGACCGCGGTCTGGAGCTTGGTGATCGCCTGCGCCTGGACGTTGCCGCCCGTGCCGGCGACGAGCGCTTGGACGGGCACCGCGACCGTGTTTGCCCCGGCGAGCAGGACGTAGCCCGGCGCTCCGGTCGCCGTTGCCGTCGCCGAATAGCTGGCGTTCGTTGTGTCGGCGTAGACCTGGAAGACCCGGCTGCCGTCAGTCGTGGCGACCTGCGCCCCCACCGGGATAGCGACGTTGCCGGTGGTCGAGTAGCGGGAGAACTGGACGAGGCCCGTGGCCGCGACGGCGGGCAACCGCGTCATCCCGAACGCGCCGACGAAGGTGTCGACCCAGACGCCCTGCGAGGACACGAGCCGGGTGACCGAGAGCGCGTAGATGTAGAGCTTCTGGAGCCACGTCCCGAGCCCGGCCGCGGCCTCGGCGAGCGCGAGGAAGACGCTCCCTTGCGTGAAATCGAGCGGGGTCTGGCTGGTCGCCTGCGCCGCAGCCGCCGCGTCCTGCACGAGTGTGGCGTGCTTCTTGGTGGTCGGGGCGGCCATGCTCTTATGCGCTCACATCAAAGGACAGGGTGCGAGGGGTTTTGGACGGCGCGTCCGTGTAGGCGATGGTCAGCGTCAGCGTGCCGAGCTGGTCGGCCGTGACGGAGACATCCGGCGGCGGCGACTGCACGACCGCGACCTCGTTGAACATCTGCTCACGGCATACGCCCTCGACCCGAGCCTCGGGACCGGGCTGGCCGACGTAGCGCGGGATGCCGGCGCCGTAGTCGGAGTGGAACAGGTACTCGCCGACCCGCTGGCCGATCGCGTCCCGTCCGTTGGTGCAGAGCCGGCGAATGATCCGCTGCTCGCCGCGCTGGGCGCCCGAGACGGTCGCGAGGTCGCCGGTCGGGGACAGCGAGAGATCGCCGCCCCAGTAGTGGTCGAGGTCGGCCATGCCGCTCCCTTATGGACTGGTGAGGACGGACTTGCCGCCGGCAAGCATGCTGAGCCCCGAGATCTGCTGGGTCGCGCTCAAGCCGCCCGTGATGCTCGTCTGGCCGTTGATGCTCGTGTCGCCCTCGAAGCTGTGCGACTTGGCCTTGTAGGTGACCGAGCCCTGGCCGGCGTCGAGCGTGACGCTCTGATCCTTGGCCTTGATCGTCACCGCGCCGTTCTTGTCGACGGTGATCGTCGTGCCGGACTTATGCGCGAAGCTGAAGCTGCCGTCCGGGCTGACCGTGAAGGTCTGCTTGCCCTCCGGCTGCTCGTCTTGCTGCTTTGTGCCATCCTTGCCGGTCGCGGCGTCCTTGCCCTGCCGGTTCTTGATCGAGCCCGCGCCGAGAATGGACACCGTGCCGTCCTTGGCGAACTTCATCGCCGAGCCGGTCTCGTGGACGATCCAGTGCTCGCCCTCTTTCATGTTCTCCGGCGGCTGGTTCTGCTCGCTCGAGTGCCGCTGGACGATGCGCCCGGTCTCGTGGTCGCCCATGTCGAAGGCGACCTCGACCGGCTGCCCGACTTTGGGCAGCGAGTAGATCCCGAAGCCCTTGCCGTTGGCGACCGCTTGGATCGGGATCCAGCCGCCCTCGGCGTTGTCCTGGTCGTTCGGGTCGTGCGGCTCGTAGCGCACTTTGGCCGAGTAGGTGTCGGGATCGACACTGGTCACGACCGCGTTGCGGTTGTGCTTGCGCCGCGCCATGACGCGCTCGACCTCAAGGCGCACGAGGCCCTTAATCTGTTCCATGTGCATGGGAGCGCCTCACAGGCCCTGCGGTCGGGTCGGCGGCAACGGCACGGTCTGCGCGCCGCCCAGGTCTGACGGGCGCGACGGCGGCAGTGGCACATCCCCCGGCCGGTTCGGGCCCTGCGTCTCAGGCACGCCGGCATCCGAGCCGCCCGCCCCGCCATCCTCGCCGCCGCCCTCGCCGCCCTTCTTGTTCTGCGCGCTGATCCGCATCGTGTAGCCGCTGAACGCGCTGAACTGATGCGTGCAGGTGTTGCAGTGATATGCTTGGTCCCAGGCCGATCCGGTGCCGGACAGCTCGACCATCATGCGCGGGTCGAAGTCGACGTCGCCCGGCATGAACACCTCGATCTGCATCTCGTGGCGCTGGCGCTCGATCTGCCGCTTGGTGGCGATCTTGTCGGCCTGATCGTCCGTCAGCCCCGGGATGTGCTCGATGAACTCCAGCGGGCGCGCGGGCGGGAGCGGCGGGTTTGAGATCCCGGCAGCGCTCCCGCTGGCACTGAGGTCCGATGGGCGCGACGGCGGCAAGGGCGGGTTCGAGATCCCGCCGGAACTGCCGCCCGTCTGCGGCTCCTTGGTCGCGACGATGTTCTTTTCTTTTCGCGTGTGCCAAGACCGAACCGTCTGCTTGATCCCCCTGTTCAAATGAACATTTTGGGTCAACTGGATCGCGATGATGTTGCCGTCGGCGATGCTATCCTCGCTCGGCGGTACAAACCGGATCGGGTACGTCCCGCCCGAGCTGTCGCTGCCCGGCAGCTTGAAATAGATCGTGTCGTCCTTGAAATACAGGAACGCGCCCTCGCGCTCGGCGAGCCGGGCGATCGTATTCCAGGCCGTGTCGTTGTCGACGAGATGGGCGTTGTCCTGCGTGTGGACCTTGCCGGCGTCGTCGCCCGTGTCGTCCACCTCAGCCTGGAGCCCGTACTTCTGGGCCAGTTCCTGAACGATGTCGCTGGACTTCTTGTTGAGGTGCTTGGCCGTGACCTTGTTGTCGATCAGCTTGGCCGAGTTGTCGCGCCCCGAAAAATGGATCTTCGCGCCCTCGCGGGCATCGGCGCGCACTTCGACCGTGTCGAGGACGCCCTTCAGCAGCGTGACGTAGCCCTCGCCCTCGTCGTTGCAGCCCTGGACGATGCACTCGACCGGGCCGACGCTCGCCCAGTAGCCGAGGTCCCGCCCCGTCGCTTGCAGTGCGGTCGCGCCCGAGAACGTGTCCGCACGGGCGTGCCGGGAGGTGTTGACGGTCAGCTCGACCAGCGGGGTCGCCTGGCCGTCGATCAGGATCTGCGCGCGGGGGCTGCGGGCCTCAGAAGGCATTAGGGGCTCACGCCAAACAGGATCGTTTCCGGAGGCACGCCGACCGTGCCGTCATCCGAGCCGGCGTTGGCGCGCGGCAGGATCAGGGTCCTAGGACCGGCGAGGATGAAGTCCGGGGCGACGCCCGGGACGGAATTGATGTCGGAGATCTGCCCCCACGCCGTGGCGTCCCCGAGTTCCTGCTCGGCGATCTGGAACAGGTTCGCATTGACGACGGTGAGCGTCCGCGCGCCGGCCGGCGTGCGAGCGGGTACGGTGGTCATGGCTTAGCCCCCGTAGAGCGCGACGTTGCCGGCGATCCGGCCGAGATAGCCCGCGGCCGCCGTTGCGCCCGCCAGCGCGTCCGCGCCGGTCGCGAGGTTGAGCAGTGCGGCGCCAGCCTCCGTCGGCGACAGGCCGGACAGGACCGAGAGGTCACCTTCCGGCATCGCGGCGTCGGCCGCATCCCGCGTGGCGTAGAGCGCATTGGCCGCGCCCGAGACGATGCCCGAGGCGTTCAGCAGCGCGGGCAGCGGCGCATCGACGAACTGCCCGGTTGCAGCGGCGGCAGAGGCGGCCGAAACCGCGGTCTGCGCGATGCCGACCGTGGCGGCCGCGGCAGGCCCAAGCGCCATGCCGGCGAGCGTGGCAAAGTCGCCCGCGATCAGATCCGCGATCGAGCCGCCCGCAGCCGCCTGGCTCGGCACCACCTCGACGCAGATCGAGTAGGAGACGCGGTACTCAAAGTGATACCGCGGCTTGAAGTGCCGGATGACGACCCGGCGCGCGAACGAGCCCCAGGTGAGCAGGTACTGCCCGCCGGCCTGCTTCATCGCGTCGAGCTGGCGAGCGCGCGCCGCGGCGCTGCCGCCCAGGAACACCCCCGTCCACTCGACCGGATCGGGGTTGTCGCCCATGTCGTCGAAGACACGGTCGCCGCCGATCAGGTGGTGCATCATCAGATGCTTTGCCCCGGAGAAAGGGATCTCCTCCGGGATCTCAAAGAATGAAAAGGCGAAGCCGCCCAATGTCACGGCCATGAACGACTTGCCTTTTGTTAGCCGACGACTGGGTACAACTCAGATGAATCGGCGATGTTGGCGCCAGTGGCCGGTCTGTTGCCGGTTTTGAACTGGTGCCGGGTCATGATCGACGCGAGCTTGTGGCCGTCGACGTACAGGTGCGTGTCCTGCTGGCCCGGCTTGAGCGGCGCTTTGTGAGCCGCCGGGACCGCCGCCGTGGGGGCGTGGTACTTCTCACCGCGTCGGAGCGCCGCTGCGAGTCTCGGGTTGTAGCGCGTCCAGTTGCCAGCGCCCCCAGGACCGTGAAGCAGGACTTGTGCGACGCGGGCCTGATCCGCCAAGCTCGCCGACATGGCGTTGGGCGCCGTAATCCCCAACCGAGGCGCGATCTTGCGCCAGTTTGAGTTGGTGATCTGGTAGTAGCCCTGCGCCGTGTGCGTCCGGTCGCCGATGTAGTTCATCACGTTCCGGCCGCCGCTCTCGTACTTCGAGATCAGCCCGAGCATATTGGCGTCGCTTCCCGTGATGCCGGGAGGGACGATGCCGTGGCCGCCGCCCGATCCGCCGCCGGATCCGCCGCCGCCTAGTCCGCCGCCCCCTGGTGTGAAGTTGGCGTTTTGGAGGCCAGATCCGCCGCCCCCCAGTGCGCCAGCGAGGCCGCTGATGGACAACGACATCCTCTGGACGCCGGACTCCGCCGCCATTGAGGCCAGACCCAAGCGAGCGATGGCTTCGGCGAGCGTGTCGATCCAGGACTTGGTGGTCGGCGTCTTGTCGTCGATCTTCTGCTCGCCCTCGACGATCTTCTTGGCGTTCTCCGCAGACTTCTCGGACAGGCCCTTGAGTGCGTCGAACCCGAGCTTGTACATCTTGAACAGATCGGCGAACGACCAGCCCGCTCCTGTCGGGTTCGTCGGCGTGATGTTCTTCGTATCGGGCAGCGGGTTCTTGTTCTTGAGCGCGTCGAAGAGGGTCGACGCCTCCTTCATCTTCTTGGCAGCGCCGTCCCAGTCCGTCGCGGCGATGTAGACTGCCGCAGCGACCAAGCCCGCAACGAACACGCCGCCCGGCCCGCCGATCGCGAACGCCTGGGCGGCGAGCGCGATCGCGCCGAGCGCGCCAGCGCCGGCCGCGGCGCCAGCCGTGGCCCCGAGCGCCTTACTGGCGGAGTCCGGATTGTGATAGAGGTCCGCGGCAAGCCCTCGGATCCCCTCGCCCAGTCCGCGCAGCCCGGCGATGGCGGGGCCGACCTTCGCGTCGGCGAGGACGGTCAGGAACGTCTCAGTCGCGTTTGAAAGCTGCTTCAACTGACCCGACATGGTCTCGTTCAGCAGCTTGTCCGGGTTGCCCTGGCGCTTGAACCGTTCCTTGTTGGCGAGGATCTGGTCCTCGTTGACGACGAACTCCTTGAACATACGGGCATAGCCCTTGTTCTTGGTGATCGACTCAACGAACCATTCCATCTTCCCTTCGTCTGTGCCACCGTAATCGATGAGCTTGCCGTTGTCGTCCTTGGGGACGAACTTCTTATCAAGGATTTTCGGCTTGAGGACTTGACGATAGAACTCGAAAAGATCGGCCTTGCCGTTCGTCCCAAGCCACTCCTTCGAGCCGGCGATGGCGCCGACGTTGAAGTCCTTGGTCAACTTGCCGTTGACCGGGTTCCGCATCAGATCCGACTCTTTGATCAGACCCGAGTCGAGGAGGATCTTGGTCTCCGCCCAGCCCGTGGTCGTGCCCTTGTACAGGTGCTTGACCATCTGGTTGTAGGAGTCGCCGAGTGCGCCGCCCTTGAGCACTTCGGTGAGCATCGGGAGAACGGTGCCGACGAACTCGGGCGACACGTTCATCGCCTCGCCGCCGGAGTGCTGGACGAAGTTGAGCAGCTCCGTGCCGCCGAAGATGCCGCGCGTGCCGATCATACCCATCTCAATCATGGGCAGATACTGCTTAAGGCGCTCGGGATCCTTTGAGATGCCCATCTGGTCAAGCGCGCGGGCCAGGGCGCGGGCCTGCCCCTTGTCGTTGACGCGGGTTTTCATCTCCTCGTCGCCGATGACGTTCGCGACGGCCATGGCGTGGGCGATCGACGGGGCGACGAGCCGCGCCTCGTGGAAGTCGCCCTTGCCCATGTCGGCGGCGTCAGTGATGCCCTTGGCCATCGCGCCGGGCGTCGTGTAGCCGTTCTTCAGCGCATACTCGAATGCGAGCTTGCGGTTGGCGGCGATGTCGGCCGGCAGCATCCGCTGCTTCGCATCGCTCGGGGCGCCCTGAACGTCCTGGATGACGCCCTGGTCGTAGACGATGCCCGCATCCTTGAAGGCGTGTCCGAGGCCGTGAACCACGCCGGTTGGCATACCCACCGCCGCGGCCCCGGCAAGCATGCTGTGCGCCTCCCTATGCGCGAGCGTGTTGCGATGCGTCCCTTGCGGATGCCGCGCGCCGCCGCCCGTGCTGGGAGTTCCTCCGGCGCCGCCACCCCCTCCGCCTCCCGGGACGCGGAACCCCGGCATCCCGCCTTGGGCATGCTGCCGGATGGAGATGAGCGCCTCGTTATAGCGAACGGCCGCGTTGGCCGCCCTCTCCATGCTGTTCGCCCAGGAGCCGAAGCTGCGCGTGGCGCCGCCGTTGTCCATGCGGACGCCGTCGAGCGCCCGCTTGATCTTGGCTACGTCCTCGAGGACCGTCTTGGCGTCGAAGCCGAGAGCCGACTTCGTGAAGCCGCTACGATTGCCGCCGCTGCCGTGGATGCGCCCCATCGCTTGGGCGAGGTGGTTAACTTCCCCGATGATCCGCTGGATGGATCCGCCCCAGGAGTCGATTTTGGTCTTGACGCGAGTCCCGGCCTTCTCGACATTCTCCATCGCCGCGAAGATGGTGCGCAACTCGCGGGTGATGTTGCCCGTTACGTTGATGGACGTGTTGATTTTATAGACGTCCACGGGCCTTCTCGCTGATGTCGGAGTTGTGTCGCTATGAGCGCCGTCGTTCTGGTGGTATTCGCAGTATTCTTCATCGTTGCGATGCTAAGAATACTGGGCATGCCGGTCTACGCGGCGCGAGAAATTCGCGGCGACCGTCCAACCCTGGGCTGGGCGATGATCTGGGTTTGGCTTTTTATACTCTGGATCATCTGGGACGTGGGCAGCAGCTTCATGCACTAGCCGAGCCCGGCCAGGTGCCGGTTGACCCCCGTGCCGATGATGTGGACGACGTCGTGCGCCCTTCGCGCGCCAGCCGCCCCCATGACGGGGCGCGCTGGCATGTTCGCGGTCCCCAGTTCAAACCACTCCGCGCGCCTGTCGTCTGAGCCGATCGCGGCGTGGTTGTGGTCGATGACCTTGTGCTCGATGCCGTCCCGGAACGTTCCATCGCGCAACAGCGGATTGTCGGGCGGCGCGTAGCCGAGTTCGATCTTGCCGGGGAATCCTTTGAAGCCGTTCAGCGTCGTTTCCGCGAGTGGCTCCCACCCGGCGTCATATGTGCCGATCAACCCGCGCGCGTCCCGTTCGACGAGGGCGGCGGCCTTTTCCAGGGCGCGATGCTGCGCCTCGGGGAGCGTTGCGATCACCGCGTTCATGTGCGCGACGAAAGACGAGATCGAGTTGAACGTGCGCGCCATCGAGCCCTACTTCAGATAGCTGTTAGCCCTCAGATGCTCGACCAGCAGCAACTCGACCAACGAGGTCAGCGACCGACGCTGCTCCGCGGCTGCGCGCTCGGCAGCCTCTTTGATCGCCGGCTCGATCCTGAGATTGAGCGTCGCCGTCTTTTTGCGCTGCTCCGCCATTAATGTACCGCCACTGGCTTGACACGCTCTTTCGGCAGTGTATCGTGAGTGGCGTTACAAAGCAACGGTTCGGAAGCGGTGACCTACGAGGAGTACATCGGATCATCGGTCTGGGCCGCCCTGCGCCAACTAGCGCTGGAGCGCGACAGCTTCCGCTGCCGAGGCTGCGATGCCGCAGACAACTTAGAGGTTCACCACCGTCGCTACGGCGATCCTCTTGGAACAGAGACAGTGGAAGATCTGACCACGCTCTGCGTCGAGTGCCACAGAGCGATCACAACCATCATTCGTCGACGTAGATACGAGAAGCAGACTCACGTCGTCGCCACAGCAACAAGGCTTACGCCAAGCAGAGCGGAGATTGTCCGTGTCCTACCAGCGCTTGAAGTTCAAAATTTCGTCCGCCGCACCCCTGGTCATGCACAACGGCCGGCTAGCGAACCCGCTAGATCCAATGTCGAAGGCGCTCAAGCGCGTGTCGAGCAAGCGCGCGAAGACGGATGCTGACTTCGCCGAGATGGCTCGGATTGAGTTCTTGGGCGGCCTCTACGTCAGCGAGGACGGCCCATGCATCCCCGGTGAGTTGGTCGAGGCCGCGCTTGTTGCCGCCGCCAAGAAGAGCAAGCGTGGCGTTCAGGCCAAGATCGGACTCATCTCTGATGGCAACCACAAGCTCGACTACGATGGCCCCAGGGCGCCGGACGAGCTATGGCAAGATGAGAAGTTTCGGCTCGTCGCTGGCGTCAAAGTAGGCCAAGCGCGGGTCATGAGAACGCGACCGATCTTCCGAGATTGGTCCTGTGAGATCTTCGTCGACTTCTTGCCCGATCAGTTGAATCGGTCAGAGGTCGCGGAGATGGTTCGGACTGCGGGGGCTATCGTTGGTATCGGCGATTGGCGTCCGAAGTTCGGGCGGTTCGCAGCAGAGATGCTGTGAATTTGGTGCCGTTCGGCGTGGCTCGGCAAGGCAGGGTGGGCCATGGCGAGGCAGGTCAGGGCGGGGTCCGACAAGGGAGATCGAGGAGGCGCTGCGGTGCCTTCTCGATCCGCCGATCACTGTGAACTCCCATCGCCATAAGGCGATCGGCGTCCACAGTGTGGGCGATTAGGGCATGACGTGGTCAGTCAGGGCATGTCGGGCCGAGGCGAGTTTGGCCGAGGCGCGGTGTGGCAAGGCGAGGCAAGGGCCTTCGGGCGGGGCGGGTCGTTTCTGCGGCCCGTCCTTATTGCTCGCGCGCCTGCCAAGTCCAGGAGTTGAAATTGAATTTCGCCTCGCCCTTCATCTCGACTGCGACGATATACATCGCGGTTCGCATGCGATCGGACAAGGTCTCGACGACGGACCATGGCACACCGGCCGCGCTCAATGTCATCATCTCGACGAGGCCGGGCGCCTGTGTTAGTTTTTTATTGCTTCCCGCTCGTCTTCGTATTCAACCGGGTTAAGCGAGCGCAGTCCCTCGTTGATCGAGTCCCAGTCGTCGCCGACGCGCTGGACGATCGCCATGATCTGGGTCTTGGTCGAGCGCTTCAGGTCGGTGTCGCCGTCGATCGCTTTGACCGAGTACGCGACCAGCGCATAGGTCAGGAACGGAATGTTCTGGCTCGCCTCGGGACCGATCGCCTCGAACACGAGCATGCGGTCGATCGGGCTGAGCCGCTTGATCTTGTAGGTCTTGCCGGTGGGGCCGACGACATCGACGGTGCCGGGCGCGGCGGACTTAACCTCGGCCGCATCGGCGGCGTGGACGGTGACCTTAGCCATCTGATTCCTAGGGGTTGAAGCGCTTCAGCGCGGGAAAGCGCGGGGCCGCCGCGCCTCATGCTCGGCGGCCCCGGAAAAGATCACTGGATCGGGATGCGGCGGGAGGCTTCCCAATCGAGCTTCGGCGTGACGTTGGCGTCTTTCCGCCAGTTGCCGGCGTCGGAGCAGGAGAACACCACGTTGGTGTAGCGCCACTGCGAGATCGAGCCGTCGACCTCCTGGATGGTCTCTGTGATCGAGCCGTACACGAAGGTGTTGCCGTTGTAGTAGGCCGCCTCGTAGGCATTGATCAGGTCGTCGAGCGCGCGGTTGGCGCGGTCGATGGAGACCGACCCAGCCCAGCCGTCCGGGACGTTGAAGTACCGGGTGACGCCGTCGATGGCCGACGACTTCAACTTCGAGACCTGTTGGTGCGAAGTGAAGTCGGTGAGGATGGACAGGTTGATGATGCCGTTCGGCCCGGCAACGTCGATGGATACGTCGCGGCCGGTATTAAAGGGTCCAGGCATAGATGCGCCTCACAATGCAGGGGAGAGATCAGGGTTCAGGACTGGGCCGGTGGGCTTAGAAGCTCACCGACGTGGTCGTGCGGTCGATGGAGACCGTCTGGCCCCCCTGCATGTTGACGAGGAAGAACTCGACGACGCTCTGGTAGGTGACCTGAATGTCGGCCTGCTCGTAGCCGAGGCTGACCCGCGAGAACGGGTTGTTGTTGGCGTCGAGCTGGACCTTCCAGGCGTTCGGGCCGTTGATGTCGCCGATGTAGCCTTGGCTCTGAAGGTTCGCGAAGAACGAGTCGAGCGTGACCTTGGCCCGGCGCTGCTGGCTCGCGGTCTGGAGCGTGCCGACATACTTGCCGATGCCCGCCGCGATCGTGAACGCGATGAAGTTCGTCATTCTGGTGTAGTTGTCACCATGAATGGCGGCGTTCGACGAGGTGTTGCGGCCGTTGCGGCAGCCGAAGTACGAACCGCCCGGCACCGGGTTGCAGACCACGTCGATGCCGGCCTGGGCGAGCACCTGGAGTTCCGCGTTAGTGTAGGGCACGCCCGTGTAGGACTTCTGGGTGCCGACGATCCCATAGAGCTGCTTGTTGAGCGTGCTCTGGTTCGGGGCGAGGTTGCCGAGGAGGCCGGCGACGAATGCCTGCGACGGCACGAGCCGGGTCTGGCCGTTGACGCTGTCGAGGAAGTACACGTAGTCGCCCAACATGAGCTTGAGCGCGTAGCTGTCGACGCCGGCCGTGGACTTCACGGAGACGGCGTTCGTGATCGTGTCGCCCGACGGGCCGACCGCGACCATGTACATGCCCTCGCCGATGCCGAACGCGATCTGGGTCGCCCAGGTGGTCGAGTCCGACACGTCGGTGAGCATGGCGACAGAGGCGCCGGACCCGCGCAGCGCGTACATGCCGGTCCGCGGCAGGCTGTCGACGCCGACCATCACCGAGGAGGTGATCGTGGTCACGCCGTCGGTGCCGCCGGTCAGGGTGTAGCTGGCGGTGGTCGGGGCGGTCGTGCCGGCGCCGGCCGTGGCGACCACGAGGTTCGACGGGCCGCGCAGGCCGGTGAGGCCGTTGTTGATCGCGCTGGCGATGTTCACCCACAGGGCGTTGCCGGTGCCGGTGATGTTGTCGAACACCTCGCCGACCTGGCCGGGGCGCGAGACCACGACGCGGTAGCTACTGGCGGCCGAGCCCGGCCCGATCGACACCACGTCGCTGTTGGCGAGCGAGCCGGTGTATTTGGAGGTGATGGTCAGGCAGGTCGTCTGGATCGAAACAGTCGCGGCGACGTCGGTGCCGTCCGTCACGCGGACGAACTTCACGACCGGCTGCGTGCCCTGCTGGAAGATATTGAACACCGCGGTAGCGCCGTCATAGAGGCGCGCCTTCATCGGGCCGTAGGCCGCGGCGTGGGCAGCGTAGCTGCCGATGATGCCCGGAGAGCCGCCGACCTGACCCCACTGGGCGGTGCCGACAACGCCGATGACGTTGGTCGCGACGCCGTTGATCAGCAGTTGAGGCTGGACAATACTTACATATACATCGCTAACCTGGAGCGCGGCAGTGTTGATCTGCCCGTACTGGACAACCTGTCCCATGTTTGATCCTGGATATTGGAGGAATGGCGCGCGCGAGCCATTCCTCCATCCAGGAGGGGCCGCGACGCTATAGGAGAAGTCCGCGTGAGCGGGCGAACTCGACTGGATCTTTGTCCTTCTTGCTCAAGTTGCAGAAGGAGCAGAGGATCTGGAGATTCGACTTGTCGTTGGATCCGCCCTTGCTAAGGGGCTGGATGTGATCAACGTGGAAGCCGTCGCGGACATCAGTCCCGCATGCGGCGCACCTGCCGCGCTGCGCCTTCAGGATCGCAGCAACGTCCTCGCCCGTGTGGCTGCCTGGGGCCGCCTTCTTCCGGGCTTTGTAACTTCGCGATAGCGCTCGACAGTGCAGGGCATTTGCCTCGCGCCAAGCCTTCGTTGTTAGCGTGTATTTCTCTTTGTTTTGGTGCCACCGCTCGCGAGTGGCTTTTGTGCGCTTTTCTTTGTGTTTGTAATAATCTTTTAGCGCCTGCGCACGATTTATTTCAGGATGAGCCTTGTACCACGCCGAACTCAATGCGTTGTACTTTTCTCTGCGCTCTCGAAAGTACGCGGCCCGATAAGCCTTCATGCGCTCGGCATTGGCTTCTTCATATCGCTTATTGGCCGCTTGCTTGGCCTCGCGATTTTCGGCGTACCATCGACGCCCGCGCTCTCTGTTGCAGGCGATGCAACTGGGATGACCGTGATCTCGCCCCCTGTGTCGACCAAACTCGATGAGAGGCTTGACCTCGCCACACTTTGTGCAGCGCTTTTCCGTGATAGAGTCGTCAACAGCCATCGCCCGCAGCTCCATGCGTGCCTTGGTTAGAGGGCCGCACGGTGTCGCAAGCACCAAGTGGCCCTCGCCTATTCTAGGCTAAGGCACTCGGTTCGCAAGCAGAGTTGCTAGTGGCTGGCGACGCGGATCTCGACCGCGAGCTTGCCCCTGCAGAGCGCCTCATGGGTGTTCTGCGGAATGTCGAGGTTCACCCGGTAGCCTTCCATGGCGAAGGCCGCCAGCGCGCCGGGGGCGACGCGGTCGATCATGCCGGGCAAGCGCTCGCCGCGCAGGATGCCCTTGCCGGAGATGGCTCCGGCGATGACCTGGCCGACCCGGTGGCGCACGCGCAGCGGCACGGCCGGATCGACGTGGCCCATCACGGGCTCCTCATCGTCGGCCCAAGGGCTCTGGATCGTGGTCCGGGTGGCCGACATCAGCGCTTGTCGGCCTCGACGGCCGGAGCGGCGGCCTCGGCAGCGGCGTGCGTGCCAGCCGCGACCTTGATCACATGATGCGCATGCTCGGAGGCCAGAACCTCCTTGATCTTGGCCTCATCGACGATGGCGTCGCCCTTGGCGTAGGGGCCGAAGGCGTGGAGGACGGTCAGTTCGATGGACATGGAAGCCTCAAGAGTGTGTGGTTACAGGAGGCGCCGCGCCGGGGACTTGGCTGCCCGTGAATTTGTCGACGACGTCGATGATCTCGGTCGCCGCGATGACTTCTGTGGTGGGATATTCGACCCAGTAGAACAGGTCCCGCCGCCAGAGCACCTCCTTCTGGGTGGCATCGTCCGAGGTGGTCCGCTCGTAGCGCACCAGCCCCGAGGAGCCGTCCGGAAGGCTGATGAAGTTCAGGATCGCCATCGCGGTATCGACGACCTTGGCGACCGCGTCCCGGTTGGCCGGCGACGAACACCAGAGGGTGACCTGGACCGACTTGTTCTGGCGCCGCAGCTCGCGGATCGCGGTGCCGGCGCCGCCGATGCGGGCGAAGCTGAAGCCGCCGGGCGCGGTCAGGACCGGGCCCGCGGCCGAGCAGGCGACACCCTTGGCGCTCAATAGGGCCTGGATTGCGCTGGCGAGGCCGCTGAGCGTGTCCGAGGCTTGGACGGCGTAGACCACCGGGTCGAAGCCTGGAGCCCGCACAGCGACGTTCTGAGGCGTCGATATCGCGCCCCCGAACGTGCAGGTCGTGCCCGACACGGTCGCGGTGATCGTGTGGACGGGCTGTGTCAGCGTCTCCCACTCGCGGGGATAGCGCGTCACAACCTGCTCGACGCCGTTGCGCGCGAAGACGGAGACGTTGGAGATGCCCTGCGCGAGATCCTTGTCGAGCTGCGCCGCGTTCGGCCAGCCGCGATAGACCCGGCAGGGCATGCCGGCAGCCGAGGGCTGGCCGGTGCCGTTCGGGTAGAGCGCGCCGGAGATCACGCCGACGAGCGTGTCGAGAACCTGGGACTCGTCCGCCATGGCTTAGGTCTCCGCCTGGCGGGTGACGAGGTTCCAGCCCTGATCGGTCAACTCAGCCGACGAGATGATGAACCGGCGCCCGATGCTGTCGACGATGATGTCCGAGGAGCGGAGCAACGTGCCCTCAAGGGATGGCATGTAGATCGTGTAGCCCGGCGTGCGGACGTCGCCCGGTAGGTTGACCTCCGAGCCCTCGCCGCGCGCCTTGACCGACAGGATCGCCGCCGGCCAGCCGCCGGTCATCACGCCGACCTCGGTTGCCGGCACCGAGCCGCCGTAGGGCTGCGCACCGAACCCGGCCACAGGGGCGGGGCGGGTCACGTTGACGGCTTGCGTCGCGCGGATCGCGCGCGGCGGCAGGAGCGGATCGAGCGCGATGATGAAGTAGGTGCCCCAGTCGGGGCTCACGAAGATGTCGCTCACCGCCAGGCCGGTCATGTCGGCCATGCAGTGATAGTCGGGCACCTCGCGGTCGTTGCTGCGATTGAAATTAAAATCTTGCGTGGTCGCCGACGTGAAGGTCGCGGGCAGCGCCGCGCCGATGATGTTGGCCGGGTCGAGCGGGTTTTCCGGGCCGGAGGGGCGGTAGACCGCGAAGTGGTAGCCGAGCCGGGACGCCGCCAGGCCGTAGCCCCTGTAAATCTTTGCTTGGATCGCGGCCGCGTCCATCAGACCACGAGCCTCACGTTCGCGCTCGAGCCGCGCAGGTCGGGGCCGGGCGGCATGCCTAGGAAGCCGCACAGCCGGCGGCGCCAGCTATCGAAAAGGACAGCCCGGTCGCGGACCTCGTCCTTGTTGTGCTTCCAGACCGAGGCTTGGTCGGTGTCGAGATTGGCGCCCGCGGCCGGGATCGCGGCCTCGAGCGAGCGCAGCGTGCCCAGATAGGTCTGGACGACGGTGGCCTCGGTCGCGGTCAACTGGAGGACGCGCGCCTCAAAGGCTTGGTACTCGGAAAACCACCACGGGTACGGGTAGATGATCGCGCCCGTGCCGTAGGCGGGGTAGCCGCAGAAGCGCCGGATATCGACGACGTCGCTGTCCTGAAAGCTGAAGGCCGGCGCAGTCATCGGATCAGTCCATGATGTCGTAGGTGGCGCCGCGCGCGATCAGCAGCGCGATCTGCTCGGGATCCTCGACCTGGACGCCAGCATGCCAGTAGCGATGCGTGCCTTCGTCGTCGATGAACCCGTGCGGGTCGATGATCTTGATGCGCTCCGGCAAGTCATTGTCGACCACCGGCTCGGTTTCTTCAGGCCGCTGACGCTTCGTTCGTGCTTTGGCCATGCCCCAACTCCTCGCAATTCAGGCGCGCGCGCTCCCGAATGGCCGCAGCGCGCTCGGGGCAGAATTGTTCGACGGTTTTTGTCTTCTTCGCCTTGTTGCAGTAGTCGCAAGCCGGCGCGAGATTGCTCACGGCGTGCTTGCCGCCGCGTGAAATTGGATCGATGTGCTCGATCGTGAGCTTGCCCGTCTTATCGCAATAGCAGCACTTGCTGCCGAACAGGTCTACGATGATGAGCCAGGTCTCTCCAGTTATAACCTCGCCGCCGCTGCCCTTCTCGACGGTGCGGCGATACCTTGAGAGATCGCGCAGGTATTGCTTGCGCTCCGGCTTGGCGTAGTGCTTTTCGTGATAGGCGCGGACGCGATCGGGGTTGGCCTCGGCCCACGCCTTGCGATACTCGCGCGTTCGGACCGGGTTGGCCGCCTGCCATGCCGCTAGCCGAGCAAGCTCCTGATCCCGGTTTTTCTCAAAGTAAGCGCGCGTTCTTTCACGATGCCTGGCGATCCGCTCTGGCTTCTGATCCTGTTTTCGGTCAGCCGCGGCCTTCTTCTCCGGGTTGGCTTTCTGCCACTCTACCGCTTTCGACTTCGTACACGGCTTGCAGTATGACTGAAAGCCGTCAGTTACGCGCTTGCCCGCGTGGCGGTAGAAGTGCTCCAGTGTGGCCGGGAGCCATCCGTCGCAACGCGGGCAGCGTTTCTTTCCGTCTACAATTGCCATGCGCTAGAAACTCCCGTTTACGGTGATTCTAGCGCATGGCTTTACTCGGTCAATAGCTTACAAGCTTTCGAGGATACACGCGCGCTTCAGCGCAGCATTCGAGGCGGTCGGGAGCACGGTCGGGTTGGCGGTCGTGTCCGTCGGGGCGACGAAGCCGCCGATGTAGCTCCAGGTCTGGGTGACGACCTGCTTGAGCGCGTCGATCGGCTCACGGGTAACGTGGGCGATGTCGTCCACCACCGTGGTCAGGTTGCCGTCGTCCACCTGGTTGGCCGCCTCGTAGGCGGTGCGGGTGAACACGCCCTCGACCAGCGCGCCCTGGCCGCAGAGGATCGCGCGACGGACGGTGCCGACGTTGGCGAGGCTCTGGACCGGGTTCATGTTGGTGATGCGCAGCGACACGCCGAGCAGCTCGGCGATGGCGCCGCGACGGTACTCCTCGCTGTCCGGACGACCGCGGAAGAACGACTGGAAGACCGGGTCGCCGTAGAGGCCGGTCATGTGGATCGGGTCCGCGTAGCACTCGTACAGGCCACTCGCCTCGCTGGGCGGGACGTTGTTGGCTTCGAGCTGCGCCTTGGCGGCCAGGATCTGCTGGATCGTGAGCTTGCCGTTGTTGACGCAGTTCGCCGACGAGATCGCGGCGGTGGTGGCGACCGGGGTCTGGTTCGAGGACAGGGCCGGGCGCAGGATCGCCGGGGCGACCGAGGAGATGACCGCGTTGCCGACGGTGGCGTCAGCGACGGTCACGTTCGTCGCGAAGGTCAGGGTGCCGGAGTAGCCGCCGGGGGTGGTCGAGGTGTTGGACGACGTGCCCGAGAAGGACATGAACGCCGCGAGGTAGTAGGGCAGCGTGGCCGGGGCCGCGCCGTCGGCGACCGCGCCGATCAGGCTGTAGCCGGTGCCGTTGATCGACACGACGACCTGGTTGGACGAGGACACGGAGACCGGCTGACCCTTGCTGTTGAGGGTCGAGATGAAGCCGCGGATGTCGTCGACCTTCACGGCGGTGCCGGCCGAGCCGAGGGTGGTGGTGACGCGGGTGTTGCCGCCCATGTAGGCGTTGAACAGCGCCTGCTGGGCGATCGTGTCGACCGAGCGGGCGGCCTGCTCGCCGAGCGTGTAGGCGTTGCGCATGAACAGGCTCGCGATGGCGACCTTGGAGGTCGCGACGTTGAGCATCATGTTGGCGCTGTACTGGTCGATCCCGAGGATGAACTGCTCGACCGAGTAGTTCTGCGGGGTCAGGCCCGAGGTCAGGTCGGTGTTCGACGCGACGCTCATCGGGGCGGTGACGGCCGGCAGCAGGCCCGTGCGGGTCTTGGTCAGGGTCTCGCCGATGCCGGCGTCGAAGGGCTCGCGGTCGGCGATCAGGCGGAAGCCGAGCCGGGCGGTCAGGGCATCGCGGAAGCGACGCTCCAGGAAGCCCTGCTGGATGACCGAGGCGATCGAGGACGGAAGGTTGTTGATCGACATAGATTCAGAAGTCCTGAATGTTTCTGGAAGTTGTTGGGGCGCCCTCAGCCATCAGGACTTCTGGGCCATAGATCTTCTGACGCTTAGACAGGGCGACCGGCTTCGATGGCCTTGAGCGCCGCCTTGTATTCGGCGTCGGACATCTCGGACGCCTTCTTCGGTCCGGACGCGGACTTCGGGGGCGGAGGCGTCTGCGTGCTGCTCGTGCCCACGGGGGCGCCGAACAGGTACGGCTTGGCCGCCTTCAGGTCGGCCATGAGGGCATCGGCGCCCTGGACCTCGCCACTCTCATCGAGCGTGACCTTCGTGAGGTCGGCGAGCTTCAGGCCGTCGAGATCGACCATGCCGGCCTTCAGGGCGGCGGCCTTGAGTTCGGCGCGGACCACGCGGTCGTTGGCGCGCTTCTCGGCGTCGGCAGCCTTGTCGGCGGCCTCTTTCTGGGCGGCGGCCACAGCTTCGTCGCGCGCCTTCTCGGCGGCGGCCTTGGCCTCGGCGGCGGCCTTGGCCGCGTTGTCCGCCTCGTTGTGCTTCAGGCGCCAGTCCTTCGCCTCGGACCGGAGGAGCTGGACGTACTCGTAGGGGAACGTCTTGGGCTCTGCGGCCGGGGCAGCGGGCACGGGTGCGGGCGCCGCCGGCTGAGCCGGGGCGTTCGGGGGCACTTCAGGCATCAGTCCTCGGGGATTTTAGGCCGCCTCGGCGGCAGGTTTAGACGTCGTTGTTGCGGACCTGTCCGGCGCCCTTCAAGGTTGCCAGCAGCGCAATTTCCGACCGCTCATCGGCCGTAATCTTGGTGAGTTCGGCCTGAACATCCTCGACGTCGTACATGCCGGCGATCGTCTTGATCGCAGTCTCGCGCGACATCGTGTGCGACTTGCGGTGCTCCGACACGGTGATGGCCGTGTCCTTGCGATCCGAGTAGGTCGGCGGGAACCAGGGCGCCCATTTCAGCGCCATGGCGCCGTTCGGGTCGAACTGGCCGAGCAACTCGCCGCCGACGATCAGCGGGAACTTCTCGTTGGCCCGCAGCGCCATCCGGTAGAGCGCGAGCAAGGCGCCCTCGCCGTAGGTCGAGCGCATCTTCTCCGCGAGCCAGATCAGCGCCTGATTGAGCAACTCCATCGCCCGGCCCGACTGGGCGGCCGACAGCTTCTCGGGGCTCGCGCGGTTGCCGTGGATCGCCTCGAGGGCGGTCTCACGCAACTGGCGCACGAAATCGAGCATCGTGCTGAAGCCCGCCCCGCTCGTCTCCAGGAGCTTGGCGTCACCCTTCTCCGAGGTGATCAGGGCGTTCGAGGGCGATTTGACCACCTCCCCGGCGCCGTCGACCTGTGCGGCCGGCTCTTTCAGGAGCAGGATCGGGTCCATGCTGTACTTGAGGCCGCGCCCGCCCTGGCTGAGCAGGTAGTCGATCTCCATCACGGTCTCGATCGCCGCCGCGAAGGTGCAGAGGCCATCGACATCCGAATAGCGCATCGCCGTCGCGGTCGAGACGCCCGGCTCGCAGACGAGCTTCAGGCGGCCCGGGAGGTTCTTGATCCACACCCACGGGCAGAACCCGAGGTCGTGCTTGACGGTGCGCGCTTCGTCCACCGTCTCTGGCTTCGGTTGCGCCGCATCATCCTGGACGACCGGCCAGGGCTGATACCAAGTCTCGGCCTTGGCATCCCAGTCGCGGCCGAACCAGAAATCTGCGCGCAGCGCATCGTCGGGGATCGCGTACCCGTGATCGCGCAGGTCCGATCCCTTGACCTTGTAGCGCTCGCGGATCTTGACCAAGACGTCGGGGGCGTTCTTGGCGTAGACCGGCGTCAGGAACTCGGTCGAATGGACCTCAAAGAAGGCCCGGAACGTCTTGCTGGCGTCGTCCTGCGGCAGGATCCGCATCTGGACGGCGACCGAGCCGACCGCGCCACGGGTCGCGGCGTCGAGCATCACGTCGTTGAGGTGGCTATCCTTGGCGAGCTTGAGCAGCGCCGCCTCAAAGTCGGCCTCGTCGCCGCAATCGACCTTCGGAAACCGCCCCTCGCCGAACAGCAGCGACACCGTGTCGTCGACCACCACGCGGCACAGGTTGGTCTTCACGCACGGCCGGCGCTTGCGCAGCGGCACGTACTCGTCGGACCCGCCCTTCTCCTCGTGGAAGGCGTACTGGAGGTGATCGTAGATCGCGCCTTCCAGCACCCGATTGTAGATGTCGATCGTGTACTGGCGCTCCGGGTAATCTCGATCCCGAGACAGGCCGCCGATAATCGTTCTGAACATTTATCGCGCCATGAATGGGATGTGGACCGCTCGGGTGGGGTTCTTTCCGAACTTAGTGAAGCAGAAGTACCCCGCTGCGTCGCATACGTGATCGAGCGTCGTGGAATTGTCGCTCAGGAACGTCTGTGTCTTGTCGGGGTCAGAGGTGCCTTCCTTGAACGACAGCCTCTCGAATGCTTCGATCGACTTCTTGCACGACGCATCGACGAACAGCCGGCGCTCGCCGGCCGCGTTCTCGAACAGCGCGTTGACCACGTTGATGCGGTCGCGCACCAGCGGGTGGCTGGACATCGCCAGCACCGTGAACCCCTCCTTGCGGAGGATCGAGATGTCCGTCTCGCCCTGCGCCGAGGTGCGCCGCTGCGCGCCCGCCGGATCTGGGTAGATGTGGATGTGTCTGAGCTGCTGTCCCTGCGGCTGGTACTGGCGCGCGTAGCGGCGCTTCAGTTCTTGACACATCTCAAACGTGTTGGAAGACGGGATCTGGATCTCATGGATCTGCCAGATCTCGCCGTTCGGCTGCACTTGAAACAGAACAGCCGTCATGGGATTTACGTTGAAGTCCATGCCCACATGCAGATCCTTGTTCGGATCGTATGGGCACGACTTCACGCTCGCCTTGCGGTCAAATGAGTAATACACCCGCCCGCCGAAGCTCTCAAATGTTGCTTCGTACTCCTGGCGATACGTTCTAGGATCAAGCTCGCGCTTTGCCCGCTCGATCTCGTGCGGAGGAACGTTCCCGCCGTCGAGCGTCGTGTAGAGCCACGACTTCGTTTCGGGATCTCCATCCGGTTGACCCGCAAGCCAGCCATCGTAAAAGTGATTATACCCCTTACCCGTGCCGATAAACAGCGCGTGCCCTTGCGCTGTACTTAGCATGGGCCGCACGACCTCGTCCCAGGCTTGAGGCGGGCAGTCCGCCCACTCGTCGCCGACGAAGAACCACAGGCCGGAGCCGCGCAGGTTGTCGTAGTTGTCTAGGCCAACGATCCGAAACACATGACCCGTCTTCAAGGTCATGTAGCACTCCGTCTCGTTCGTGGACTTGATCCACGAGCGAGGGATGGCGCGCTTTGCCCTAGACCAGAATACTCGCTTGGCCTGTTTGAATGTAGGCGCCCCATACCAGACCTCATCGTCAGTAGAAACATTGCGTTCTACTGCAAGTCTGAGTGCGCGCCTGATCTCGGCAGATGTTAAGAAAGTTTTCCCAAAACGGCGTCCGCAGCATGCATAGCGAAACCTTGCATACGACTGCCAGCCGTGCAGGTAGATGTTACTCTGCTTCGGAGTAAGTCGAATGCCGTCGGACATTATATTCCGTTATGCTTTGGCGGCCCACATGCTTGAGGTGGATTCCCTCGGGCGCGGCCGCGTGCTAGGAAGCGCCCATGACCGAGCAAGACCTCATCGAGCAGCTCGCCGCCGCCCTGTTCGCGGAGATGCGTAAGGCTCCGCCCGTGCGCGATGCGCTGGTCGAGCCGCTGACCC